GTTGCCATGAAGCTTCTCATGCCTGCGATAACATCGAGGATGATATTGGTATGGAACATGGCGGCGAGCCTTCTGCCTATCTGATGGGTTGGATTGCGTCTTGCATCAACAAGGCTCGTTTGGGCATTGGAGATTTCGTTGAACTAAAAGATAAGGAGGTATAGCTTATGGATAAAAACGAGAAATTAAAACTTGGCGACATTTTCCTTGCGCCCAAAGAGTTTTTTCTAAATAATTCTGACGGAAAGCTAAAGCAGAAAATAGAAAGTTATGCGGAAGTCAGAAAAGATGGCAGGGTTATGTGTGCGGTTGTTGAGGATTTAAATTCAGTTTTTCCCAACGAATCATTATATACAATCGCTGTGAAACAAAAACAATTTAGACCTCCAATTAGGGTTTGTGTCAGTAAGGATTATGACTTTGATTGTTTTGAACTGCTTTCTAAAGAAGAGATGAAAGTTGTTGGTGTGCTTTGGTTTTATTTTGGGGTTTAATATAGGAGGAATAGCTTATGAGAAATTATTGCTATAAGGTTTCAAAGAATGGATGGAGAAGTCACGATAAGATAGATACCATTACTGGTATTCACGTGTACGAACTTAACAAAACAAAGCATGACACAGAGCTTTGTGAAAAAGGTGTGATGTGCGAGGTGTACGAGGAAGGAACGTTCTATGATGAGCATGATGAGTTTTATTTCCAAGCAAAGAATACTGTCAAGGCTTCAAAAATCGGATTCTCGCATTATATCAACCGAGACTTACAGAAGCTCGGTGATAAGAATGTTAGATTGTTCTTGATGGATGAAAGTATTTCTTTTGATGATGCTATGGCATTGTCTGAATCGGAGGCTTACAAAAAGTGTAAGGAGTATTATGAACGTTTAGTTAAGAAATAGCTTATGATTAAGATTGAAGATATTAAGATTGGCTCTATCTTGCAGATTAGGAAGGTAGATTTGGAAGATATTACTAGTTCTGGGTTTATCGAGATTATAGACCCTAACAATATATGTGACTCATTTGCCATTGAAGTCATTGATATGGCTGATGGAGTGTGTGTAATATCATGTACTAAAAGAAATGAATCCATTGGTGTGGATGCGGATAAATTAGCGAAGGTTTCCGTCTTCGCAAACGAATCTGCAAACAAAAAGACGGAGCAAGTATCTCACCCATCCCATTATGCGTGGTTGAAGGATTTGTGCGGTGTTGAACCACTAGATATTTGCAGACACCTTGACTTCAATACAGGGAATGCTATCAAGTATCTTTTGCGCAAGGATAAGGTGGATGGCAACAAAACAAAGACCGAGAAGCGCATCGAGGACTTGCGTAAGGCAGTGTTTTATATTCAAGACGAAATAAAATTATTGGAACATGGAACAGACTGATTACACTTGCAAGGATTGTTTCTTCTTCAAGGATGGAGCTTGTAACCACCCTAATGAGATTAGGTTTACTTCTGAGGAGAATCCATCTTGCACAGATTTCAAGTATAAGGAAATAAAAGTTGAACTTTAAAATATTGTTATCATGGCATTACCATTTGGAAAGACTATCAAGACAAGACACTTCACCGTGCTGAAGTTCAGTAAGAGCTTGTCTAAGAAAGAAGTTGCTTCACTCAGAGAGGATATCCCTGCTGATATCAAGAAGCATTTACAGAGAGGCTCGCTGCCTTTCATCAAGATTGCAGACATTGCCGGTACATGGGGTGTTGAATACTCTATCGGTACATCAATGTACGCTGCGCTCGATGAATGTGTTCCTGTGGCTGTAGGAGACCATTATGAGTTCTCCAAGGATAATGGAAACATCATCGAGGCATTTGCCCAGCTTATGTATGTTGATACATCGTTGCCTGGCGATGCAGAATACACGGCAGGTAAGTTGAAACTCCGTGACGAATACATTGCTCGTGAGGCTGAAAGAAGAAACGCTGCTGCCGATGAGGGTAAGACAGAAGAGCAGCTTCGCAAGGAGAGCGATGAGGCCGTACAGGAAGTCATCGACCGCGATAAGCACGCCGAGACTATTCTTGAGATGGCAGAGCAGATTAAGAAGGAAGGAGGCAAGGATGAGCGATAAATTGCTTGAGGTCGTTCAAGACCACACTTCCTTAGTACAGGCGCTCCAGTTCATTTTGGAGGCCGCAGAGACTAAGAAACTGCCTCCATACGGTGTTCTTCCTGTATTCAATGACGACCTTCTTAATGATAGGCTTAAGGGTATACTTGAGTTGGTTACCGGAGAGAAGTATCCTTAATTGACTTCAAAGTTTTCTTCTACTTATATATTTGTTTTAAAAAGCGAGGGGCAGTATCTGTGAAGACACTGCCCCTCTTAGTTAACCAAAATAATTTGAATTATGCTCAGCAGAAAGAATCTGTGAACATTAATTATTTGCAAAGGTACTTGGTTTTGCTGAATTTCTAGTAAAACAAAGTTACTTTAACACGAATTTAACTATTTCTTCTTCTTTTGGAAAGTCGCCTGACCATTTTTAAAGATAATGCAGTCCTCGCAGCATCGAGGCATTGATAGAGGAATGTAGTAGTGGACCACATTATTTTCTGTATCAATTTCGTCCTGCTTAATCTTAGAGTAGTCGGCTATCATGGCAGTCGTCTTTTGCCACTCTGGAGAGCCAAACTTCTGCTTGCGCTGAGCGATAACGAGGTTTCTCAGAATCTCTTCCTTCGAGGTAGCCTTAATAAGTTCCTCCTGGGTGAGCTCATCGGCGTTCTCGTTCTTCGCTTTCTTGCCCTGTACCTCTGCGATTCTCTTCTGGACGGACTCCTTGGCTTCTAGCTTATTCATCTCGTTTTCGAGGAAAGATTTCTCCCACACACCTATTCCTTCTCCTTGGAATGCGATGGCCCAGCTGTCACGAACAGACATACCTGAACCACGGAGGCTGGCGTAGATGTAATAGCGAGGGTCTTTCATCTTAAGAGCCTTCGCTTTCTTGTACGTATCGACGGATAACGTGTATCCTTTTGTTTCTTCAATCATAATCTTATTTCTTTTTATTATCCTTGAATGCAAATACCGTAAAACATTGACACGAAACATGGAATGGTGGGTATGGATCTTTGAAAGAATGGAGTCCGGCATCGGCTTCGTTTTGACAAATCAAGCACGGGAAGTCGCTTCCTCTCTTGACATAGAATCCGATAGCCTTGTTCTCCTGTCCATACTCCTGCTCTGCCTGTCCCCACGCTAAAGCAATCACTTGAGAAGCGTTTCTTACGATGTTCTGATAGGCGTTCTTGTAGTAGCCCTTTCCATAAGAAGGAACATCGATGTTGATATCCTTTCTCTTCGCCTTGGTGATGACTGATGTGTGATATGGGTCCTTATATCCTGTGCGGATGGAAGACAGAAGCTGTTGGTCTGAATATCCCATAAGAGTACCCGCCTTGATCATCCTTACAATATCTTCCGCAAAGTTTCCGAGATAGACAGCGTTTCTTTCGGATGTCGTCTTTCCGTAGATGTCGCTGACGAGAAATGATTCTATATTCTCGCTGTCAATCCCGAGAATCTTGCATGAAGCCTTGGAGTAGGCAGAGATATAGGTATTGATGCTCTCCTCGGCCTCAGCAGTAACATTCTTGGCGTAAGAGAGCAGGGCTGACTCGTTTGTGAGCCTGCCCGCGCCTCTGTATCGCTTACTTGCGGCAATTATTTTATGTGTCGATTTCCAGAGAATATCTGCAACATGGTCCTCGCAGTTTCGGATTGCCTGCAAGCGCTTTCTGCTGTAATCGACAGAACGTTTTAACTCATCCATAGGCTATTAATGGGTTTGATTGTAGTGCTTCCAATTATTCTTGTCGTCCACGTCATTGTTGTGATTTTTGTCCCATTTCTTGCCACTGCGATTCGGCCTCCCTGCCTTGCGGCCACCACCGGTGTTTATGTCGTTACCACCCTGCTGTTTATTGATTCGCACAGTAGCCATCTCCTCCTCGATAGCATTCTCTGTCTCATTATCCGCACGCTGAATATCCATAAGAAGGTCCTGCTGATCCTCTTCCTTCTTTTCTCGCAAGATACGCTCCCATTCGGCATTCTTTGGGAAGTCAGGACAACGCTCCGATGCAGTCTGCTTCGATAGAAATCCGTTCTGAACGGCAGTTGCAAGATTTGTAAGAAGTTCCGTCTTGTTCTGATGTGTATAAGGCTCAATCCATGCATTGATATCGAGACCAACAATAGAAGCCGTCGCATTGTTTTCGTGGCCGATTCCAAACTTGGCAATTTCTACCAGCTTATCAAGGAATGGCTGCAACTTCTGAGAATCATTCATGGCTACCTCTAATGCAGGAGAATAAAGAAGCTTGATGGCTACACCAGGGAGGTCTCCTGACTTCAGCTCTGGAGGTTTTACAGTAAATGACAGCTCATAGATGAGGTCGTACGACTTGTTGAGCTGGGTGGCAAAAGCATCTGATGCATCGGTTCCATTGAGGAATCCAGCATCGTTATCCTTGCTGTTCATAGCGATAACCTTGGCGGCTCCAGTCATATCGTCGCCTGAAATGGTAATCTCATCACCATCACCCTTTACGTAGAATACAGGGAAAGCGTACGCCTTGTTGTTCTCGCAAAGATACGAGAATGCCTCCTCGTAATCTTCGATGTTCTTCTGAACATTGGACCAGCATGGTCCCTCATCATTTCTGATGTATGCAACAGGAATCGAATTGAAGTGATGTTCTTTCTTTTCGACAAGAGCATATCCATTCATTCCGAACAATCCCTTAATGAGGTTCACTGCCTTCTTCGTTACGCTCTTGTTTCCGACATCGTTCCTGAATCTGTAATAATAGGTATCATCCCAGACCTCAACCCACTCTATCTGAGCGTTTCCATCTTCATCCAAGTCGTAATACTTACGGGCGAATACAGAGAGTCCTCCTGTTATTGAATCGTAATGCGGGTAGAGATAGTCTCCATTCTTGAATGACAGAACCTTAACTCCAAACTTTCCCTTGTCGATATAGCCGACTGCGGCGGTTTCTGCAACGATCATGTAAGAGCTTACCGCTTCAAAGAACGCAATCTCCATATTGTGCATAAGCCATCCCTTCTTGAAGACATTGAGGTTCTTCTGGGATTCCTCTTCCTCTTCAAGCTCATCTGTGCTGTCTGCAAGCTCGAACTGAATGTCGTTTCCGGTTAGGTGTAAGGTGTGTTTTGTTGCGATAACCTGTTGAAAAGCAAATGCGCATCTTGTAATAGGCTGCAAGTAATAATGATTGCCGGTAGAAGGATCTTCCGGGTCCCAATCAGGATTCTCCTTGATTATATCCGGATACGCATTCTTGTCCCAGATTCTGTGTCCGCTTGTGAAGTACTCACGAAGGAAGTCGGACTGGGTTTTTACTCTCCATACACAAGGGTCGTAAGGCATATTCTGCATACTCCTATCACCAACCTTGTCGGAGAAAGTGCCGTGACTCATATATCCGTCAGGCTTAAGCTCGTAGAATGGTTTCTTTACGAGTATTTCTCTAAAATTTAAATTCTCCATAATCCTTTTACCTTTTTATGTTTCTTTTTTGTTAAACTGAATATCATTACGTAGAACCAAGATTCAAAGAAGTCAGGCGAGTGCCCAACATACTTCTTGGCAATCTTCTTAGGCAATAGCTTGAATCCCTTATCGTCGCTGTTCTCGTCGCGCCGAAGCATCTTACGCTCCTTCTGAAGAATCTGTCTGAGAGGAACCTTGTCGAATCCGTTTCCGGAATACTTTCTTTCAAGCAGGGCTGAGTCGATGGAAATCTGCTTCTCTTTTATCATCTTATAGAACAGGAATGCACACTGGGATTTCAAGTCCTTGTAAAGGTATTTGATTCCTTCCTCTTCCTGATGGCTCTGAGCGATAGGTGCTGCCTGGTTGTTGAATGGGACGGCATCCTTGAAAAATCCCTTGAAGTACTGACCGATACCCTGCATATCGTAAGTGAAGTTGCATTCTTCTACACCCCACTCTCTCAGCTTAGCCTCAACTACCGAAACAAGAGTCTTTGGGTCCAGCCTCAGAACAACCAAGTCTTTGCAGTGCCATCCTTCCCAGAGCCACATCACGAAGTTATCGCCGCCGGTGAAAGCAATATCGGCAGAAGCTCTGCGTTTTCCATCTCCTATCTGTTCTGCATTGTCGTAGATTTCATCAAGGTCTTCCATCTTGATCATGTCATCTCCGGCAGCTTTCCAGTTCCAGTTAGCTTCCAGGTCTCGCATGCGCTGTTCCTCGTCCTGCTGGGCAAGGTTGGCGAGATATGACGCATCTGTAGAGATAAGCTTGATGTTCTCAGATACATCTGCACGGATGAATGTTGCCGACTTGATGAACATTTCGAGCTTTGTGTATCCAAGTTCCTCGTAGCTGTCCTTCCAGAGGCTATCGATGATGCCCTTGCACTGCTCGTACACCTCTTCTCTCGTGTTACCCCAGTATATTGAGTCAGGCGTATCGCCGTCCATGAAGCAGTATCGTATAACTCCGTCACGTTCCGGTATGATGTATCCGTTCTCGTCAACCCACCAGTCGATAAACTTTCTCACCCAAGATTCCGGGTCCGGGTTACAGGTAATCCAGAAGCGATTTCGGATATGCGCTGCGTTTCGATTGTTGGTCAAGAGGTACTTGAACTTCTTGTATGGGCACTGAGTACCCTCATCGATGCAGACATAGGCATACTGGCGACCCTGGAATCGTGTCTTGAAGTCCTGATAGGCTCCAGCATAGTACGAGAATTTGAGCCATCCTCCGTTATCGAAGTTCCAGGTCATGTCATTTTGTGACTTATTGTAAGTTCCAAATTGGGAGAACAATTTATAAGAGTCTGTAACTAAGGACTGTAAGTCGTCTTTTTCGTTGCGAAGAATCGTTGCATGAAAATCTGGATTTTTGATATCCTTCAGAACCTCCATAAGGGAAGAGAACGATTTGGAGTTGTGAGTGACGATGAAGTCTTCCACCATAAACAGAGAGTTTGTATTGTTCACTGCAATACAGCAGCACTCCTTTTCTCCTACATATTCAAAATCAACAACCCTTCGTCCCAGTTCGCTTACTCCACCATTGTACTCGGTACAAAGCGCCTTCTTACGTGGAAGACGGAATAAGCGTTCTGACTGATTGATTCTGATGTAAATATCATAATAATCGCTTGCCTCTATACGCTCTCCATTCTTGGTATAGTGGTTCTCGTACTTATTTATAGTGGCAAGGCCTCCAAGGCTGTTTACTAAAAACTTAACGTCTTTAGCAAGCTGCTCACTGACTGTCGCAAACGTACAATGTCCACGCTTATCCACAGTACCATCGGTATCCATAAGTCCTTGAAGGATAGCCCACCTTGTCTCTATAGAGCCAAACTTGTAGAAATCGGGAACAGACTTATTGAAAGCGTCGCAGCCGTAGAGCTTTAAACCCTCAAGATCATTACGTAATCTCTCATCCTTGATTCTGTAATCACAAGCTATACTGCCTTGTTTTTGTGCATAGTTAGTCATATCGATGCCAGCACTCTCGAACTCTCTCACGATATCTTCGTCTGCGCTACAGAGCATGGCATCATAACTTCCATTCTTTATATTTGCGGTTATACATCCATCTCCAAGTATGGCGCCCACAACATAAGGTGAGCTCGTTGGTTTGTAATGACGATTTCCCCAAGAGCGAGTAAACTTTACAGGCTCACACAAAGGTATGAGTAACTTGCTATTTTTAATCTCGCCAGTCTTCAGCTTTGCGAGGTGGTCAACAACCATCTGGGTGGTCCATACCCTATAATCATCATTGATAGATAACCCGTTAATGATTCTCTTCTTACTTCTATAGCAAGTCTTACGTACATTCCAGAGGTGGTCGTATGATGCAATAACTTCAGACCCATCGACAAACTTTAGTTTGTAAGCAGGAAGTTTGCCGTGGTCTTTGCGATATACAACACGCTGCATTCCACCATCAGTTCCACTGATGATGTCACCTGCCTTTAAATCCCCGATACGCCTATAACCAAATGGGGTAACAACCTTGGTATCGACAAGAAGTGGTCCACCTCGCGAGCCTCCAACTATCTTAATATCAGCATCAATAGACAGCATTCGTTCCTGACCGCCACGCTGAGCTATAATCTTCAGCTTGTCGGGATGCTTCTTGTCGGCGTCTCTTAATGATTGGATATACTCTTGAGTGTAAATAGGCTCTCCGTTATCCAATTTTAATCCTGAAAATACATCTTTCTGCATAAATATCCATTTAATACTGCAAAAATATACAATTTTTCTTGTATAATTGCATATTTATTCATATATTTGCAAAACAAAAGGTATATTTATACATTTTTTGAGGTGGAAGAACCGCTTCAGGATAACATTTTTAATCAAAAAACAACATGACAAGAGAAGAACTCTTAGCATTGGTCAACAAGGAACTCGGTAGTACCAAGTTGACAATTAGCGAGAAAACCATCAATGAAGAACTTGATGACGTACTCGAAGATTTTGGTGAAGACGAAGCTGCAAACGCTAAGTTGGTCACCAAGGTTACAAATCGCTTGAAACGCATGGACGGCAATCTCCATTCTGACGTTTCTCAGCAGGTTAAGGAATACAAGAAGAAGGCGAAAGAACGTCAGAAGGCAAAGGAAACTGAGCTTGACGAGGAAGAGCCGGAAAAAGACGAAATTCCTAACGAAGAGAATATGCCTGAGTGGGCAAAGAAGCTCATTGGTGAAGTCAAGAAGGAGCGTGAGGCGCGAGAGCAGAAGGAAGCAGCTGACGCAAAGAAGGCGTTGGTGAACTCCATTAAGGAAGGTCTTAAGGCTAAGTTTGAGAAAGCCAATATTCCTTTGAATTCGTTTTTCGTTAAGACAGCTTTGGATAAGCTTGAGATTCCTGATGGTGAAGCAGACATTAAGAATCTTGTCGGTAAGGCAGAGGTTCTTTACAATGCTGACCTCAAGGAAGCGGGTATCAATCCAGACACCAAGCCTCGAAGCGGAGGTGGCGGAGCCGGAGGAACCGGAACCGTAGATGAACACGAGTTCGATGATGTTGCAACTATCAGATCTCGACACAAGCCTAAGGACGAATAAAAATTAGTATTCAGGATAACAAATTTATTTATTGATTATGGGAACAGTTTCTCCTTATTACAGTGAAAGGATGAATGGTAGCGGCTTCTTGCCAGGTCGTTCCCTCATCCAGGCTCGTGGCGAAATCGGCGGTATCCGCTATGTATTCGTCAAGTTGATTGGCGCCGCAAAGGATGCTTTCCGTACTCCTACAACTGGTGGTAAGTTGCTCAACCCTTTCAAGGGTCCTGCAAAGATTTACGCCGGTGACTTCCTGGAGTATGATCCTGGCATCTATGGCAACGCAGGCGCAACTGTTAAGATTCTTAAGTCTTATCAGTGCGCAAAGAAGACCGGTGCTACTGACACAACTCTCCTTATTGTACGTGATGGCTATAAGCATATTCCGTTCATTGGAGACAATATCATGGTGGCTCCTGACTCTCTCGATGGCACAGGCACAGCAGTTACGGTTACAGGTGTTGAGAAGACAACCGAAGCAGGCGCAGACGTATGGAAGCTTACTTTGTCAGCAACACTCGGTGTTGTAGCAAAGGATGCGGTACTCGTTGAGGCAGCAGCTGCCGGCGACGCACAGAAGCCTATGGTAACCAACCCTAACGGTTATGCTCAGTGCGACTACGACTTCCTGTTCACTCCAGGTAACGATTTCGAGGATGGTGCTCGCTATATGCTTACCCCATTCCTTGCTAACGACGACACCGTTATGTACATCGACAGGATGTCTCCAATCCCTCCTGCAATCAAGGCTCTCAACAAGAGTCGCGTTAACGGATGGTTCCATCTCTAATTATTAACCTTAAAGATTGATTCAGGATTATGGCAAAATTTGATTTTAATAATTCGCGACTTGCCAAGTTCTTCGGTTCTCAGGAGAATACGGCATATTTGCAGAGTTTCCTTGATAGAAAGGATGTCTTCTTCACTAACTACGGTTGGTACAAGACACAGGGACACAACGCTTCGTTCCTGACAACTACCGACAACTATGGCTTGGCAACATTCAACGTAAAGGCTCGCAAGTTGAAGGCAGCTCCTATGGCTGACCTCCGTGCTCCTCTCGGCGATTCTAATCAGATGGACAAGAACGGACATAAGTGGTACACCGCTTCTATCCCTGACTTCATCACTCCTGGTTATGTTGAGACCGCAGTTGAGCGTTATGCACGCATCAAGCAGTTTGAGGAGTTCGGCAACGACGCCGATATCTTGGCAGACTGGAGTGACGAGGTTCAGACCCGTATCGACTCAGTTGATGCAACAATGAACTTTATGACCGCTCAGTTGATGTCTACCGGTAAGATCGATTACTCTGGTATTGGTCGTGGTATCTCTACCCCATTGCACAAGGCTATCGACCCTATCGAATACGGTGACAACTTCATCAATGGCGGTGCTAAGAAGTGGGCTGACCCTTCTGCTACCATCCTTACCTACATGAAGGAGAAGGAAGCCGAGTATCGCGAGACCCGCGGTGGTTTCGATGGCGCTTTGGTCTGGCAGATGACTCGCAATACATTCTATAATGTATTCTTGAAGAACGCAGAGGTCCGCGAACTCGTTACCAATTACCGTCAGCTGAACTACATTGCCTCTACCAAGACAATGCCTATCAGCAAAGAGCAGTTCATCCAGGCATTCGTTGGCTTCGAGGGAGTATCTCCTATCGAGATTGTTACCGAGAAGGAACGTAACCTTACTCATACAACCGACGAGTACAAGCAGGGTTGGTCTGACAACATCGTTGTGCTCCGTCCTGCCGGTGATGCCTGTGAGTTCGAGCGCACAGACAGTCTCGATCGTAAGTTGATTGAGTATGCTGGTAACAAGGCTATCTCTACCCTGTTCGGTACAACCAACGATGGTCTCGGTCTGCTCATGAACTCAGTAGTTCCTAACGGTAAGTACATGGAGTGGCATACAGACATCATGTTCTCTGCTTGCCCAGCTCTCATCGACTTCCCAGACCATTGCATTATGGACATTACCAAGACTGATTAATTTCGGTCTTGGAACTATTAACGTAACTAGATTGTATGACTATGGATTCGGAGATGAACATTTACACTGTGAACGACTACCTTATTAATAAGGTGAAGTTCGAGATGCCGATGAAGGCTCTGTTGGGCATCATGCACGACAGGGAGCTTGAAAATGGCATCGACCTCGAAGCCTGCGACAAGGACAAGGTGAGACTTGCCTATGCCGACATGCTGAAATGGTTTGTTCTTGGTCCGAGCAAGGTGAACAACACCTCCGACTCCGATAACGGATGGACTCATTCGGGAGGTGGCTATGATATGTCGGATAACGACAGGAGCGAGATGAAGGCAGAGGCTAACGCTATCTATGCGGAGCTGGAGCCTGATTCGATGCTCAAGAAGAAGTCCACCTTCCGGGTGACCTCCCACGGAGTAAAGAGGGCGAATTATTCTCCTTGGGGAGAACCTCTCCCTCACATCATCAAATAAGGCGTATGGAAAAGGAAAACATCAGAAACCCAAGATACCCTCACATCATCAAGATCGTGAGGAAGGTCGTCGGAAAAGCCGACCCTGATGACCCGTTTGCCGATGATGATGCTCCAGTTGGTGAGGACAAGGAAATCATTCTCTACTATGGCGAAGGACGCAGCTACACAGATACCACTACAGAGGGAGACAAGAACGTCGACCAGAACAAGAGGAAGGCATCGATTCCGGTCAGATATGACGAATGGGATGCTGACAGATGTCCTCTTGACGGCGACACCATCTACTCCACTGTCGGCAACAACACCGAGGTAGGTATGGTAAAGGACTGCGAGCCGGATAATAACAGAACTGTTGTGTATTGGAGTTTGACAAGGGTTTAGATTATGACAAGTTTATCAGGTCAGTTTTTACAGGTCGAGAAAAAAATCCGTCAGATGGCTGTAGCAAAGATGCAGCAGAAGATGGAACATGCGGCTGAAATGACAATGAAGGCTGCTGACAAGTCTCGAAACTATGATGACGTAACCGGTAACTTGTACAAGTCAACAGCCATCGGTACATATTACAACGGCTCATTGCAGTCGATTCATTATGCTCCTGGCCCAGAGCCAACCCGAGTAACCCTTGCTGCTGGAGAGAGATACAACCTCGATAAGTATTATCGCAGTTCGTTCTCCTTCAAAGACAGCGGAAGGAGACCTTACAAGGGTGAATACGGAGAAGGTGGCGAATACGGTCCAAACGCGGCGTGGGATGAACTTGTTTCCAGGGAGCACAACAAAGGAAAGTACGATGCCACATGGCAGATGCTCCTTGTTGCCGGTGTGGATTACGCTAAGTTTGTCGAGGTTAAGAGAGGTCACGACGTGATTACCTCTCTTAGAGAATATTTGGTTAGATACTTTAGAACGATGTAAAATATGGTTAGTATTAAGACTCTATATTTCGATGTCGGTAATGCAATGAAGGGAATTTGCGACAAGCTCTACTCCCGGAGCCGACCAAAGGCTGTTGATACGAAAATCAACAGCTATATCGTGGTATACTTCCCATCTAGTATCTATAACAATGAGATGAACTCAAGTGGAGTTTACAACGATTTCACCACTACAGCTCAAATCGAATTGTATGTGCGCGATAAAGCTTCAGCAAGCAATCCAAATACATTCGATGTATCTAGCGTTGACGAGAAAGTCCAGGAGATTATGGACAGATTTCCAATCTCTACAAAAAATCTCATTGTTTCAAATCCTCGTATAACACTACAAACAGACGATGGCGCCGGTTTTTCCGTGACGATCATACAAGGAAGGTTACGTACGAAATAAGTATTCAGGAATTCAGGTATAACAATTTAAAATATTTTAGATTATGGTGACTATTGATAAATTGAAGGAAGTGTTCTGCGGCCCTAAGTCGCTGCTCTACTCTGCTGCATTGGTTGACCTCTCTAAGAGCGACATTAAGCTTACCGTCGACATGGAGCTTCCTGTTGAGGTTGACTCTCTGAAGGCTACGATGGACGAGCCTACAATCAACCACTACAAGGTTATCGGCCTTTCTGGTGACTGGGCTACCACTGCTGAACTTGGTGACTTCAACGTAGAATTCGTTGTTCCTTCCAAGGCTAAGGAGCTTCTTAAGGCGATGTTCGGTGAAGACGCAGTTAACGAAATCACTGCCACTCTTACTGGTACTGGTGACAATACTCTTGACGTTCAGTATACCGGTGTAGCCGTAGAGCCTAAGCTCTATAAGATGCGCGGTACTATCGTTATCGTTGACGAGGAGAAGAAGAACCTCATGGTTGTGACCAACCTATCTATGTATGCGACAATGCAATGGGATGATTCAAGTTCCAAGCCAGTTGCATTCAAGTTCTCTGGCTCTGTTGAGGGTGCGGGTACGAAGAGCGTTGCTTGGTTGACAAAGGGTGATGGCGTTATGAGCCTTACTTACAAGACCGATGCGGCAACAACCCGTAAGACCGTTCCTGCGGCAAACCGCAGACAGGGACTCGTTATTACCTACAATACCGGCTCTGCAACCGTAAAGGAGAGGTATATGGATACCCGAGTAACCGATACCGAGTGGGTTAAGGACGACAACTGGGAAACTGTTGAATAAGGCTTCTTTAGGTAATTAGATTCAGGATAACAAACCGTTGGGCGGCAGGCTAATCAACAGCCGTGCCGCCCTTCTTCATTTAATAGCATACAATCATGGCAGAAGAAAAGAAAATAGAGCAGCCTTCAGTGGACTTGCAGGAGTTGCTTGACAGCGTGCTGCACGACGAGCCTACCGAGTTCGTGTTCCGTGGAAAGAAGCACAAGCTCGGTTGGCTTCGCAAGGGAACAATGAGCAAGTGTTCTCATATCAGGGCAAAGGAGAAGAACGAATGGAAGCGCAACGTCAAGATTTGTGTCTGCATTCTCCTCAACAACATCTGGAAGATTCGATTTCTGTATTGGATCTACTGGCGCTGGCTCTACTACATCAATGACGTGGACGTGGCAGAGGTGCTGAGAGTCCTCGATGTTTCTAAAAAAAAAATTCCATCGAACGCATTCTCACTGGCTACCATATTAGCGACCGGGATGACGGACGTTATGATGACGATGACGAGGAGCGAAGCAAAAGCTATCCAAGCAGAACCAGCTGGGGAGCAGCCTTCTCTTTAGCTGAGAAGTTCGGTTTCCTCTTTCAGCGTAAGTACTTCATCGCAGCCTACGACTACTGGTGGGGCTATTCGTCGGCACAGATTGACCTCATGGTTGCAGACCAGCCTCTTGTCGTCTATCCAAAGGCCAAGAAGGAAGGCGGTCCGAAGAAGCATACCAAGAAGGAGATGGATGACCTCTACGACAGATGGATGGAGAAAAAGAAGAATGAGGGAAGCCTCGTTGGCAAGAAGATAAGTCTTGCTGATTACTTAAACAATAAACTCTAATTTAAAAATATTCAGGATATGGCAGGTGGAAATATGGGAGACCTCAGTTTCTCGCTCACTCTAAAATCGAGAATTGAAGAGGAAACCAAAAAGATTATCAGAGAATTAAACAAGGTTGATTCTACTGGTAAGCAGGCACAGAATGCTTTGGAAGCAATATCCGAAGCAACAAAAGGTATTGGAGATAAGGGAGGTCGTAGTTTTGAAAAGCTAAACAACTTCGTTAAAGAATTACATCGTAACATTGGTGTATTTTCAAGCGAAGATTTCTTTAGTCCCAAAAAACTCCAGCAGTTGGAGTCTGTTCAGGACGGGTTATACAAAATAGGCCGCATACTCGGAGAGGTGTCTAAGGAAGGTGCTGGATTCAACATATTCCCTAACAGTGTTTCCACTGAGGCAAACAAGGCAGAGAGAGAACTTTATAAGTTATCTTCTATTATTGACGAAATCAACAAACGCCATGGTGAAGGAATACAGCTGTTTGGCGTCGATTCAACGAACAACATACGTCAGTCGCTGTCAGAACTGTCTAAATACAGAACTGAGTTAGAACAGATCAGGAATAACAGAGGTATTCATCCTATCACAGGACTCACAGCAACTGATGTTGTAAAGAGTTCCGGGTATCTTAATGCTATAGATAAAGCAAATACTTATGCAAAGGTTATAAAGGACGCAGCACGCGAGGCAAAAGAGGCAGATAGGCAACGCCAGAATGAGTTGAAGAACACGGAGCGTCGATATGATTCTCTCGGCAATAAGGTTCGCCAGCTTCGCTCTGAATACAGCCGAGGAATTTCTGTCGGAGCAGATGTTAGTAAAGCGGAAGCTGAGATTAGCAGGCTCCTTTCTTTAATGAGAGATCTTAGAACCATCAAAGACAGGCTCAATTCGGAGAATTGGAGAGAAGGCCTAGGTATGCTTGGCAACATTGGTAGTGGACACGATACCACTTTAGCATCGAGGATACTTCAAGACCAAAAGACAATAAACCGTGAGGTTCAGAGAGGTATTGAGCTTGAACAGAAGCGTCAGCAGGCTATCGTTGACTCAGGAGCTAAGATTCAGTCTCAGCTGGTTCGCGGCTTCGAGAAAGCTAACAGCCATGCAGGAAGGCTGAATTCAACCGTACAGGATTTGAAGTCACTCTTCTTGCAGGGAGGTCTTGTGTTCGGCGCACAGCAGTTCGCTATGAGCGTCATCACTACTGGTGGTGAGATGGAGAAGCAGCATATTGCCCTCCAGTCCATCCTTGGTGATATGCAGAATGCGAACACAATGTTCAATCAGATTAAGGAACTCGCTCTTAATTCGCCATTTACGTTCTCTGAGTTGAACCGAGACGTTAAGCAGTTGGCTGCGTATGGAGTTGAGTACGACCAGCTCTATGACACAACCAAGAGGCTTGCGGATATGTCTTCCGGTCTTGGTGTTAGCTTTGACCGTATCGCATTGGCGTTTGGTCAGGTTCAGGCTCGTGGCTGGCTCGATGGTAAGGAACTCCGCCAGATTGCTTATGCAGGTATTCCTCTGCTTGAAAAGTTATCTGAGTTCTATTCTAAGCAAGAGGGCCGAAATGTCTCTACATCAGAGATTAAGACTCGTATATCAAGCAGAGATGTAAGTTTTGATGATGTGAAGTCTATCTTCTGGCAGATGACTGATGCTGGTGGTCAGTTCTATAATATGCAGCAGGTTCTGAGTGAGACTTTGCTCGGACGCTACAATAAACTGAAGGATGCCTGGGAAATCGTGCTTGCCGACTTTGCTAACGGCAAGAATATTATAGGTGGAACTTTCAAGGGTATCCTTGATGTTGTTACCAATCTCGTGCAGCAAATTCACGTCTTAGGTCCTGCTATGGTTGCAGCATTCGCCGGACCTGCTCTTATGCGTGGAGTAAAGACCTTGGAGGGCGGAATCGGGAAAAGAATACTGAACTCAAAGGGAAATATTGCGAAAGAAGCTGAACTCAAGCTTTTGCGTGGAGAAAAAATAACTCCCGTGGAGAAACAGATTCTTCAGTATAAAAATCAGATTCGGATTCAGGATATCCAGGCACTCGCAAAGGCAAATGCGATAACAAAAGCTGAGCTAAGACGCTTGTATGTTACCGGACAGATAACCAAGGAGATGTACAAGCAAGGTATGGCTCTCACAAAGCAGGAGGGGCAGGTAAACAGAATCTCCCTTGGTGGAGTTCTGAAGGGATTGGCTAGCCCTAGCAAATGGGGAGCAGCAGGAGGTTTGCTTCTCGGAGGCTTGAAGTCCGGATTTAGTTCTATCATCGGTTTTCTTGGCGGTCTTCCTGGAATCGCTATTTCTGCCGGATCTGCAATCTTTGCATACTACTGGCAGAAGCATCAGCAGCTGAAGCAAGACATGGAGACTACGGCTGACGAACTAAAAGACAGATACACTAAGATTGGCGAGTTTCTTCGCGATAACGATGCGGATAAAGCTATTAAGGATGGCGACGAGAAAGAGATAGAAAACCTTATTGACACATATAAGGAAAAGCTAAAGGAGATTGCTCCTGAAAAGGAGAATGCTTTCACGATGAGCCTTCTCGAAAAGAAATCGAATGAGGATAGACTTAAGTATCTCAAAGAACAGCTCATCCTTCTCAAACAGGTTGAGGAGAGCACTCAGAAATCTCTTTCTAACGAAGACACCTATAAGGGATTAGACGAGAAGCTGTCTTCTGCAAAGGAAATAGCAGAAGCGTTCTCTTCAGCATCCGCAAAGGCGAATATGATTAATGCCACACAATCCGACTTCGCTAGCTTCAACTTCTGGGAAGAAAAATATAAGAATGAGGTGAAAGCTATGCGCGATTATCTCATTGATGAGCTTGGAGATATCAGCAACAGTCCGAAGTTGCAGGGTAAGGCTAATCAGATTCTTTCGTCATTCTTTGCAAAGCAGGGATGGAACCAGGATGTTTCTGATCAGTTCCGTGCTGACGTTCTTAATGCGATGGGTGTTGAGACTGGCTTCTACGAGAATAAATTCAAGGATGCTCTCGATAACGCAGTAAACACTTCGTTTCCTTGGATTGGTGACAAGATTCGCAACAACCAGGAATTGACAGATGCAGAGAAGGTCCAGGTTTCAAACATGATGAAGGATGCTGCGGCTCAGGTTCAGAAAGACTATCCTTTTGCATCTGACGCATTGAAGCGAATGCTTGCGGCTGATAGATTCGAGGCTGTCATTCATCTCGTATTCAGGAACGATGACTCGGATCTCACTCAGCAGCTCGAAAAGAATCTCAAGGGTAGTGGTTACGACTACCATGAGAAGAACAAGTACGTCAAGAGTTGGGGAAAGGATGCCGGAGACGACTACGATAAAGCAAAGAGCAACGCAGAGTCGGACATTACTGCTGCCAAAAAGGAACTCAACACCAGAAAGAAGATGCTAGCGCTAGGCAATCTTTCTCTCGATGAGTTTACACAGAAGCAGAAGGAGTACGAACTTAAGATGCAGGCTTATCATGATAACTGGGGTGAATGGTTTACTGGAGAAGGCAAGAAGAAAAACAAGAAAACCGGTGGCCGTAGGTCAACAGGCGCGCGGACAGATAAGGCTCTTGAAGATTTGAGGAAGCGCATCGACTTATACAAGAAGATGTATGCTGAAATCAAGAAGTTTAAGGAGCTTTATGGAAAAGGTGCTCTTGGTCAGCTTGCTAATGACGGAGAGTTTGAGGCTATATTCAATGATAAAAAGAGGTTCCCTATCTCCGACTACACCAATTATGAGACCTCTATCAAAGAACTCTTGAAGACTCTCCCGGCCTCAACAAGGGAGAGATTGGACTATGCTGCAAACGAGAAGGCTGGCATTCAAACTGAAAGCCGAAAACTTCTCGAAGACCAGCGCAGAGACGAACTGAATGTACTCAATAAGCAGCTTGATACTATATCTGAGCAGTATGAGACATACAAGAAGATATATGAGCTGACAGGAAACAAGAAGGGTTCAGAAAACATAGCTTTCGGAGGAACTGTTCAGTTTGATACATACAAGAGGTTCCTGGAGGAGCAGCTCGATATTGCGGTAAAGCACGACAACGTTCAGTCCGGCCTTAACTTGACTACGGACGAGGTTAAGGAAATGAGTCTTGAAAATGTCAAGGATAAGTATGGCGAGGAGACTCGTGTTTACGATATCCGCAAGAAACTGGAAGATGAGAACAACAAGATCAAGAAGGAGACCATCGACCTGATGGCTAGTCTTATTGAAAAGAATGCAACCATCGCACAACAGATTGAGGATGAAAACCGCAAATACGAGAGACAGCTTGAACTCATCAAGGGCATCGAAGATCCACAGATGAGAGACAGAGCCAAGGCCGGAGCCACAAAGACTCACAACGAGAATGTGGCAAAGCTTCAGTTCGATCAGTTCAAGCAGGAGTCTGACTGGGTTGCTATCTTTGATGACCTTGACAGGGTGTCTTCCGCTACAATCAACTCGATGATTGAGAAGATTGACCAGTTCTCCATGACTACCGGCCTGTCTGTAGAATCAATCAAGCAGTTGAGGGATGCCTTGGATAAGCTCAGAAATGAGCAGATTAGCAGAAACCCGTTCGGCTTCATCTTTGGAGGGGTGAATCGCGGTAAGGCTATCGGAAAGTTCATAAATGAGCGTCTTGGCGGCATGGATGATACCGCGAAGATATTCGTCAGCAAGGAGGAGGCTTCGAGACTCGGAATCGCTGGCGGCGTAAGAACCAAGGCGAGCCTGAAGAATGATCAGCAGTCAGCATACGCAGACTCGTCTAAGGCCATCTCTGAACTTGCGACGAAGATGCAGGCGCTCAATACGGTTCTTGATCCGGTAATCAATCTGTTCAAGGCTATGGGTGAAGAGGATTCAATCCTTGGTCAGATTGTGGGTGGTGCATCAGGTGCATTCTCTTCGGCGGCAAGTACAGCTGGAGCTTTTGATACCCTCAGTAAAATGAAGGGTCTCGGATTCATTGAAGGTGCTGGTCCATACGCAGCAGCCGCTTCCGCAGCGTTGAGTATTGGCGGCTCACTCATCAAGGCGTTCGGTGCAGACTACAGCAGCTACAACAAGGCGAAGGCTGAGTACGACAACCTGACCTCAATTTGGGATTCTCTCATCTCCAAGAAGACTGAGTACATGAACATCCATTGGGGTACAGAGGCTACAGAGGCATCCAAGGAAGCCAAGGAAATGCTTAAGTCGGAGATTGAGCAGACTAAGGTTATCGCGCAGAAGAGGCTCAATGCCGGTGCGTCAGCTGGCTCCCACTCTATCAAATATAGAATGTGGAAGGGTTCATATAAGTACAATGGTCAGAACTGGCGTGATGTTGCCGGAGAAATCTCTTCGAAGTACGGAGTCCAGTTCAACGGCATGGAAGACATGCTCAACATGAACGCTGATACATTGTCAAAGATTAAGAAGAATTACACTGGTCTTTGGGCTAACATGGACTCAGATTTCAGAGATTACCTGGAAAAGCTCATTCAGTATGGCGAGAAGGCCGATGACATAATTGAGGCTCTTACAGAGAAACTGACCGGTAACAAGTTCTCTGACTTGGTGTCTTCCTGGGGCGACGCAATGTCAACTATGGCCAATGGGTATGAAGACTTGGTGGATGGCTTTGAAGGAAAATTAAAGGACGCCATCTTGAACTCCATGATTGAGAATATATATGGAGACAAAATCAAGGCTCTTCTGAAGAAGACTCAGGGGTACGCAGAGAATGGTGATAAGATCAAGGATTCCAACGGGAATGTTATTTCAGAATACACAGGAGCCGAGTATGCCGACGTAAAGAACAGCACAGATGAGCTCTCAAAGCAAATCGAGGCAACGAGAGATTACCTTAAGAAAACTTACGGATGGTCAGATAATAGCAGTTCTTCATCAAGAAACTCTGTGAAGGGAATAACAGAAGAAGAAGCAGATCTTGGTCTGTCGTATCTTAATGCTATTAGATTGGATTGTTCTGTTATCCGCGCAGAGCAGGCTAAGTACTATCCAGAGATGAGTGAGATTGCGAAGTCACAGTTGTCTCAGCTTAATACGATTGCTCAAAATACGTTACGCAATGCGGATGCGGCCGAGAGGATTGAAAGTATATTCGTTGAGTATAACGACAACTTCAATAGAGTTCTTAACGGAACAAAATCATTGAAGATGAAGTAATAATCGGGGGCGCGGATCTATATTCGTGCCCCATTTTGTATATTTATGCATTTTTAATTGAGTATTTCTTGCATATTTATTCTATTTTTCGTATATTTGCAATTATAAAAAGTTGAATTAAGGTATGAAAGATTATTTCAGGATATACATGCAGAAGGAAGGCGATGGGAACGAGGTGAAGGACTCCATCGCCGACTTCGGTATGTATGTTAGCGAGAATCCGTTCAAACCATGCGATTCCGTCAAGGAACCCATAAAAAGGGAATGGCACGACGAGCATGGCGACGACGAGTATATTGGCAAGGATGGTCTCTATATGGCGGCATACGAGAACAAGGTCAAGTTCCTGTTTAAAGGTGATGCCTTCGGCGCAAACGAGAAGTGTAAGGCTTTCATTGACTATCTCAGTAAGTCGGGTATGATGAAAATGTACTGCGACTTCAATAAGATTGGAAGGCAGCATGTGAGACTGAAGAACATTGATCCGGACCTATTCAGATATCCTGGCAGCGAGGACTTGCTTATTCTCTCTATAACTTTCAAGTTTAACGACCCTGTTACTGACATCAAGCCAATCATGGATGCACAGGGCAGGATTTCAAATTTAGGATAACACAGACACATGAGCACTTGGAATATTTATCATAAGGATGGCTCGAAGCTGACAGACGTTAACGAAGAGCAGATAACCGTTCATGGATTGGAATACTCCGATTCTTGGATGGGTGAGTGCCTCGTTACTATCAATTTCAAGCATGAAGTGCCTATCAACTTCCAGATAGGCGACTATATTGTCTATCGTGGCGAGCGGTTTGAGCTCAACTACGAGCCGGGCAAAGATAAGCAGGCGAGACCTGGCACCTACGGTGATGGCTTCATATATGACAGCGTAAAGTTCAATGCATTGCAGGATGAGCTTTCTAGAGCTGAGTTCCTTGATGTGGTATTGAATGACAATGAACTCCACTACACTACCCTACCGAAATTTCCATTCTACGTACAGACTCTTGATGATTTACTAGACAGGATCCAGGCGAACCTTGACGACCAGATTGGTGCAGGTCTTTGGAAGATTTACTCCAGAAATATGGAACGTTCCGTGCAGCGTGGATGCCTCGCGAGCGACTGGCTGTCAATGTACGGCGAAGGAACAAGAGATAACGTCATCGAATCGATGTCTATTACAGTGGATTCGATGACCTGTTGGCAAGCCCTTGCGCTTGTGAACGAGAAGTGGGACATAAACTTCATCGTCAGAGGAAGGAATATATATGTCGGTACTACCGGAATACAGGCAAACCATATCTTCAAGTATGGCCTCGGTAATGGATTATATGAGATTGTTCAGAACGCTGATTCCGACCAGAGTGTCGTTACGAGACTGAGAGCTTATGGTTCGGAGAAGAATCTTCCTTCTCATTACTATGCGGACCTCGGTGTCAAGTACGTGGCGAACATCACGAAAGTCATCGGGGCCAGCACGAATGTTGAGCTTGAACTGGATGTCGACTATATCGAGACATATTTCAAGAATCCGAGAAAGTATATTGTTTCTGGAGAAACTGGCGAGCAGTCTTCTGGTTGGGTGCTTAAGGTTACATTTGATTTCAAGACTGAGATTACCGGTTATGTAACACAGAAATACAATACCAATAAGTGTAGATTCTATTCGGAATACAGGGGAACGCAGGTAGATAGCGGTGACGAAGAGTCAAGGGAAAACCTTAACACTTTCATCGCTCAGGTTAAGGCGGGAAACACGAAGATGTATATCACATCGGGCCTCAACAAGAAAAATGTTCCTTCGTCCATGAAGGAATATGCAGAGAATCTCCCGAACAATATGTCCATCAACAGACTTATGTTGCCTGGATTCCCTCATGTATCTCTGAGCGACTTCTATGATTCACTCACGGATGAAGAAAAGAAGTACGTGAACCCTACAGGGAAACAACACAGATTCTCTACTGATCCATATAGACCATATATTGATTCTGTCAATATTGAGCAGATTGGTCTCCGTTCTGCATCACAGTTCTTTGATACTGACGACAAGACGAATGGAGTTATCGAAATCTACCCTACTATCGAGGAAATGGTTATTGGTGGCGTTCGTGTTGACGAGATTGATGAGGGTGTTGCTCCTGATGATGATGGTAGATTCAATAATAACGAAAATGTCAAGAACGTTGATATCTATCTCAGCAAGGCTATAGACTTCGACATCAACGACCTTAAGGATGACGATTTCTCCATCTACATGAAAGATGGCATGTGTGGTGGTCGAACGTTCAAGGTAGCATCCTCAACCAAGGTTGATGGGAGATGGAGGCTCACTATCGAACGAATCAAGGACGATGCTCTTGAGCTTTGGTTTCCATACAAGGACTACACTATCAAGAAAGGCGACCATTTCGTCCTTACCGGCATCACTCTTCCTGATTCGTATGTTAATGCTGCATCACTGAAGCTTCTAAAATACGCCATAGCGCTCCTTGATAAGAATGACTATACAAGGTATGTATATCAGCCTAAGGTAGATGAGATTTTCATGGCAAGGCAGCACGACCAAGCGGAGGCAGACGATACCGGAGTTATCAAGAGCCTCCACGATACGCTTAAGGCCGGCGACCTGATGAACTTCAATGATACAGACCTCAATATCGAAGGAATCATCTCTATCGACCAGCTCACTATCAAGGAAGAAGATGGCAAGATACCGACATACGACATAACTCTTCGTGAGGATAAAGAGGTTGGTACTATCCAGAAGATTCAGCAGCAGATTTCGTCGCTCCAAAGCGGAAATGGAGGAACTGGTGCAGGCTTGACAACTACACAAGTCAAGGGCCAGATTGCAACAGAAGGAAGTAAGCACTTTATCTCAAAGATAACCGACGACACCGCAAAAGGGACAGTTACCTGGGAAAAGGTACAGAAATTCGTGCAAGGATTCTTCCTCGGTCACTCAAATGAGTTCAGCATAGACGGAAGTGGTAACGCTATCCTCTCTAGTGTCTTGGTGAATCTCTTGAAGTCTCTCGACTTTAACGAAGCAGAGCAGAGCGGATTTGCAATCAAGCAGAGAAGCGATGGTAAGTTTCAAATGTTGCTTACGGATTTGATAGTATGGGGTAAGGCAATTTTCAACACTCTCTTGATACGTGAACTCAGCTACGTTGGAGGTAATATCGTCCTCTCCCCTGCTGCTGGCAAGATAAGCTACATCAAGGAAGTCTATAGCGAGACAACGAATGAGCTGATTGGTTGGAAATGCTATCTCCTCGCAGATGATGGAACGACCGCAACAATCAACTCATTCAAGGTGGAAGACCAAGTTAGATGCAAGACGTTCAACATCAAGGCTGGTGTCTATGAGAACGTCAGCAACAGGGACTATTGGAGACTTGTCACAAAGGTATCAACCGAGAATGAGGTAATCACCGATGATGAAGGTCATGAACTATATGACGGCAAGAAGTTCGCATGGATTCAGATAGCGAAGGACAACTGCATGGAAGGCTCGGATAACCCTGCTGTAGGAGATACCATCGTCCTCATGGGTAACAGAAGCGACAGAAGCCGACAGCACCTTCTGATGATGGAGACCGAAGGAGATTCTGCACCTAGGTTCACTATGTATAGGGGTATCAATACATACTCGCTGAAGGACAAGTCTATCTTTGACGTTTCCTTCGATGGCATCAACATCGTGAGCAAATACTTCAATATGGTGAGCGTCAGCGGCGAGAAGGTATGGACTCCCGTCTATCGTGGCGATTGGAAGGAAGGTACGGAATACAGCTACTATGATGAGGTTACATGGCTTGGCACAAGATGGCTCTGTATTTCTCCAGAAGGACAGACCACAACAGATGAACCATCTGAGGATTCTCCATATTGGAAGGCTACCACCAACGTGTATACACCAAAGCTATACCTCTATACGGATATAGTCAATAGCGGAATTGCTATAGGCGAGACACACAACATTACTTGCAAGTTAATGCTTGGTGATAAGGACGTGTCAAACGGAGTCGCATCATGGAAAGTGACACGCAAAACCAATGATTCCGTAGATGATGCTGCATGGGCGACTAAGGAGAAGGTTAAGAACTTCAATGGCTCAATAGATATTGTCTGGTCTAATGATGGAACAGAAGACGATATAGGCAAGGGTGATACTGCAAAATTTATATTCACCGCAACCACCACAACGGGTAAAATACATCAAGAATATATTAAAGTTTAAAAAATAGGAGATTAAAAATATGGGAAAAGAAATTCATCTTTCGGCAACCGCAGCAGTCAGAAGAACACCGAAGGGCGACACGTTATCCATCAATCTGCAAACGAATGGCGTACCGCTCTTCCAAGGTCTGAACCCTGACACGTTTACCGTATCGCCAAAATGGAGCGAGAGCGGAACGCATCCTGTTATCACACCGAATGTTAGCTCTGCTCGTAAAAATAATGTGACACTCACAAGTCATGCTTGGGCATACAACGGTAAGGATTTAGGCTTCAGCTTTAGCGGAACAGGATGGGAGACTTCGACTGTTGATAACAGATTCAAGCTCAATCATACGGATGGCTCTCTCTCGATTGTCGCAGACCTTGCTTCTAAGGTCAATCAAGATTCCGATACTCTTACATATTCGGGTGTTGCCGTATTAGGAGCTAGTACATACGAGATGGAGAAAAGTATTGATATATTGGTATCTATGCTTGGCGGCTCATCTTATTTCGGTGGCGTTTCAGCAGATACTACGGTACTAAGCAAGGGACAGACACAGGCTGTACTCAAACCTTGGCTATTCAATTCAGCAGGTGGAGAGGTTTCCGCATATTCGGTTAAACTGTACAGAGGTAGCGGAACAGACCTTGCAGGAACTTATAATAACCCAGCAAGCGGAATTACCATACACAGAGATAAGACAGGAGACACGGACAAACTCTATGTAGACAGTCACCAGCTCTTCGTCCTCGAATTTATTGTTGATGGCGCAGCCGTATACCGTACAGGTATCAGTATTGACGATATATCTGATATTTACCAACTTGCTCTTAATTCAATCGGGCAAGTTGACGAAGACAACAATCAGACATTCCGATGTATCGTTACCAACTGTGAATCAGGTAAAGCACCGAGAAGTATAAGTGGTAATGTCACATTCGTTATCTATACTGATAATAATGGATCTGTGGAGAACAAACGCTCGGAAACAATGACTTGGGCTAAGAATGTAAGTGATGGATTCGTTGTACGTAATGCTGATACTATTGATGAGAATAACAATATCATCGGTGTATCGGTGTCAGCAGATGCGTATTTAACAGTTGATGATTAGGAGGAACGATTATGCCAATAGTTAGTAATAAGGCTAATAGAATATTTGCACCTCTGGATATAGCGAAATCGGTAGTATGTGCTTCCCCTAAGTCTCCATTCATGCAGACGATGGCAGGTGACAAATTCTTCCCCGATAGAACTCAGAGCGGTTACGAATGTATTGCTTACCCACAAATCAACGCAACAGCAAAGGATGATTCGTGGGATAGCAAGAAGTCGAATATGTCTCTTGCCAATATGGTATGGAAGGTATCAACTGGTACGGAGTGGAAGGATATATCTAAGATTAATGCTTGGAGCGGAAAGTATAGCATTGATACAAGCAATACGTCTAATCGTGGTACGCTTACTATTCGAAGAAATCTTTCGAGCAATGATAAGCAGCAGTTGATATTCGAAGCTGACCTCTACGATTATAGAACGAACTCTGTAGTGCATCTCATTACCGACCCTATCACTCTGTATACGGCAGATAAGGGCGCAGATACCTATGGTATGGGCATTCGGGAAGATACCGATATTTCCTATAACCCATTCCTTGACAAACTGGCACTCTATGAATATAAGGTTGCTAATAACATCATATCGGCATCTACAGAAGCAAGAAACGCTTGCTTTGACGGCAATCAGTATGAATGTCACATTCCGATTGATGTATATAAGTCTAAGGATAGAATTACAAGCGGATTCTCTATTGAGCTGTATCGAGGAACGACTAAGATGTCTGCTTCGTCTGCTGCAAGCCCTAACGAGATTATATCTATCTCTGCATCAGAGATTGTACTTGACCTTAGACTTGTAGAGAAGAATAATTATACCATCAAGGCGGTAATAAACGGCAAGGCTGTTGCTCAGTTCCAATTTTCCGCTTCTAGGTTCTATCCTTCTTTCAACCAGCCTGAGTTTATGGTATGCAATGATATTGAATGGGGTAAGATATACAGAAGCAACAAGGCTATTTTGGAGTATAACGGAAGGGTTGTTGAATACCCTAACCGCATCGTAGAATTGCAATGGCTTACAGAAGCAACTAATGGTAATTTCGTTACAAATAAGTCTTGGCAAGAGGGAAATTCATGCTACTTCTCAATCAAGGAGTCTGGTCTTGGCGATGTCGAGAGTGATTATCTTGAAGAACAGATAGAATACGGGCAGAGACATGCCAACGACTATCTCCTTGACGAAGGTGATAATTACCTGCTTGATGAGGATGGCAGTCCGTTGATAGATTAGTAATATTTTAAAATATAATATAAATATGGGTGTAAAATTAACAGAGAAAAAAGTCGTGTCGGCAATGAATACCGACCAGACTTTTCTGATTGTTGCAGATGGAGCTCTTCGCAGATTAAGCCTCGGTGACCTTCAGAAGATGATGGGTAACAATATCTTCTATCCAACAATCACACTAGAGCAGTCTTCCAACCCGAAGTTCGCTCTCCCTACGCCTTTCATGGCAAGCATGTATCAGAGAGCAATGGGTGGATATATGATGAAGGTTGTCAATGGCAAGGCATACGCTGCCAAGCTTGACCCTAGCAACTGGGAATTCTTTGCTGACGGAACAAAGGTGGATGATGCGTCTAAGTATGAGACGATGGTTCATGTTCCTGACTGTCACTTCAAGGCAGAAGGTAAAACTATGCAATTCGGAGGATTGTTCCCTATTTCGGGCGGCAAGACTTTCGATTCGCCAAACTGGGTAGGTGCATATAAAATGTACGTAGATGAAAATGGTGTTGGTCATTCAAGACCTAACGTAGCCCCTTCGCATTCCAGAACGATGAGCGCATTTTGGGCTTGCGCACAGAAGCTTGGTTCGAACTTCGGTCTTGCAAACTACGGATTTCAATGTCTCATAGAAGCTTTGGAACAAGTAAGTTTCGGTGACCTTAATACACAATCTGTAATTGGAGCGGGATTCCAGCATTCTAAATGGGAAGCTTGTCGTGATGTACCTATGGGTAAGTGTATCTCTCTCGGTGATGGCAGCGGTAAGGTACTCTATAATGATGCTACTCTAGGCGACCAATATCCTGTTAAGCTTTTTAGCTTTGAGGACTTATGGGGTAAGCATTGGGAGTTCCGTCCAGGTATCCGTTTCTACATGGATGGCGATACGAGATATGCTGTTGTCTATAGCGGAAACCGTGTAAGCAATACAGCTGATGGAAGGAAGTTTACTATTCCATCATCTGCTAATGGAGGGTTTATCACACGCAAGACGCTAGGCGCACATTGGGATGCCTTTCCGCAAGCAGTAGGAGGCAGTGACAGTACGTACTACTGCGATGGATTCTGGGCTTCGACAAGTGGCGAGCTGCTGTTCGTTGGGGGTTTCGCTAGCGACGGGTCGCGGGGCGGTCTTTCGTCTGCGCACTCGGACTACGGTTTCTCGGACTCGGGGACGGTCCTCGGTGCTCGCTTGGCTTTCTACGGAAACCCGACAATCGTGAGCGGTTCGGAGCTCATGGCGATGTGAGACAACGCCTAGCGTTGGCTGCACATCTGCTAGTGAGCTAGACAGAAATAGAGAATTAATAAAAATAATATAAAACGCAAGATTGAAACTGGAAAGTTGAAATCTCCTTTTAATAGGATTCGCAGAAGCACAAAAATATAAACAACCCAATTCCGTGCGATAAGATTTTCTACAACCATGGAGTGGGTGAAGAAAAGGTGATACATCATGGAGCTGCTGAACGTTGGGGGTAACGCTAACAACAGGTCGCAATGCGGTCTTTCGTATGCGAACTCGAACAACGGTTTCTCGAACTCGAGGACGAACATCGGTGCTCGCTTGAATTACTACACAAGATTTCTATTTTTAGAATGACGATATAATTTACACTGTTCCTTGCAAGTCGTAAAGCTACGGGATAGCTTTTGGACGAGAGAGCACATGATTGAACCTGTCTCGATGTAGGAATATTTATTCTGACAGAGCGAAGATTAAAGGCGTTGGGTATGAGTAGTTGGGTATGTCCTACTGCAACAGAGCCCCCTCTCACAAGTAAGTGATACAGTTGTACGTATGTACCGAAAGCCAGTGAGCCGAGAGTGTAGAAAGCCTATTGATAAGGAAAGCGATTTTTGAAATATTGGTTGAAGTATAAAAATGACGGACGCACAAGAGCTGGCGTATAAGCGCAAGGCTAAACTTCGCAAGAAGCACAGAAAGGTCAGGGCAGAACTTGTTAGTGATATGATCAACCTCAATATTGCGGTAAGGAAATCACGCAAGGGTAAGGAAGGCAAGAAGGGAGTTGTGATATTCGATAAAGACTATAATGGTAATCTTTTGAGATTACAGAGAAGTCTTATAGATGGAACTTATAAGACTAGCGAAGGTCACGATTGTATGAGACGATGCCCTTGCGGTAAGGTAAGAAAGCTGCATAAGCTTCCGTACTATCCAGACCACGTTGAGCAGCATGCCTTGATGCAAGTTCTGATGCCATACCTTATAAGAGCTCTCTATATAGAGAGTGGTGCAAGTGTAAAAGGCAGAGGGATGATTTATGCGAAGCGCAGAACAGAACGATGGATAGACGAGAACAAGTCATATGGAAGATTGTATTACTGCAAGCTTGATTTTATCAAGTTCTATGAGAATATTGACCAGCATGAGATATACAAATCTCTGTGTGATTTCTTTACCGATAAAGGAGTTAGAAGACTTTTATATGAAGTTATCTTTGCTCTACCGAAAGGTCTAGGAATTGGTCTATATCCTATTCAGACTCTTACCAACTTCTATATGAGTATCTTATGTAGATTGGTATGTAGAAAGTTCGATGTCAAGGTAGAGATATATTGTGATGATATGGTTATTCTCGGCAAGAATAATAAGGAAGTATGGAAAGCCATCAACTTCATATTGGAATATGCTGATGAAGTGATGCACCAGCAGTTGCACGATAATATCGGAATGCAGATAATTGATGATACGCATTTCCTTGATTTCGTAGGATACCGTTTTTACTTCAACCATACAATGTTAAGAAAGCGCATGAAGGAGAAATTCAAAAAGAAGATGCACAACCTTAAAAATCCTATGAGGAGATACCAAGTAGCTATGAGCTACAAGGGTTGGTTGATGCACTGCGATGGTTTTAATCTTTGGAGAATGATAACAAAAATGAATAGTTTTGATGATTTTAAGATGCCGCAGATTGAGGACAGAGATGCCAACGGCAAGAGAATGTTTGAAGGTCAGAGGATGAGCGCAAGCTACTTTGCCGAGAGAACTATTGTTTTCCTTGATGTTGAATTTGATGTAGATAGCAAGGTTCATAAGTCAGGGAAGAGTAATGTTGTTAGCGTTGAAGAGAATGGACAGAAGTTTAAGTTCTTTACTAACAACAAGAAACTCGTTGAGCAGTTACAATGGTGCTCAGACAATGATAAATTCCCGTTCTTTGGAAAGTTGCGTAGAATGAATCAGAGCGGCAACCCTGATTTCAGAATAGTAGGAACAAAAGCATAAGTGTAATATTTAAAAAGAAAGGATATTATCATGGAAATTAGAAAGTCTACATTTGATTACTCACCTAGTCTGATTGAGTATGAGGGCAATTTTATTCGCATCAATTTTGATGTCGAGCAGATTGAGTTAGCCAATGGCATGGATAGTGGTGAAAGCAAGGGAAAAGCTACAAGACTTGCTTATGCCGCACACGTTGTACGTATCGAGCAGCCTGTGGAGCGAGGTAAGATCGTTGATGCTATTGTCTCATCCGCTTATCCTACAGATAAGATGCAAGCTATCATCAATAACCATTTCGCTAATCTTGCCAAAATTGCGGATGGCAAGAAGCTTGATGCCGATGACGAGGAACACGAAGCTGAGTATAACGATATGCAGGAGTGGCGCACAAAGGCGAAGGCTGTAGCTACGGATGTTATAGACAATTATATCAGTACTCATTAAAAGGAGGATAATAGCCTATGAAAAAGGTAGTACATCTTTTTGCCTCGCAGCGTGTCAACCGCAAGGCACGTACTGATAATGAGGAGGTGTTCAGGGAGAAAGTAACGCTCATTACCAACAAGCAGATGAGTATCGGTCAGCTTGCCGACTTCTCTCAGTTGGTTAAGGATTTGGCTGCGGCTGGTATTGTTATTAGCGGAAATCAAGTTGCTATTAAGGGCGATAAGGTAACTATATACAATCAAAATGAGGTTGCTCTCTTTGCCCAAGATGGCAAGCTCAATGCTAACCTGATTGATGCTGATAAAATCGAGGTAAAGCATCTTTGGGCGAAGTCTGAGGATGGAACTACCAAGGTGGGATATTTCGGTAACTACGAGATTGAAGCGTGTAAGGTAGATGATACTACTTATGCGCCATTGTTTGTTGGTGGGGATACAGCTAGCCAGTCATCGTTCTACGTATCGAGCGAGGGAGCAATGTATGCTACGAGCGGATATATAGGTGGATTCAATATAGGAAAGACCAGTATAGATGGAATCAACGGACAAAACAAAGTCATGCTTACACCAGGGTATATTTCCTTCGATAACAAAACTCATGGCATTGATAATATAATTGGAGCTAACTGGAAATATGGATTGGACTATGTTGGTCAGCAGATAGTTGTTAAGTACGACCATGCAACACCATCTTATGGCGGTAATATTGGTATAGCAAATTTAAAGAATATCGCATTGTATGTTTCAGCCTCTGGTAACATAGATAGGCTTTCGAGAGATACAGGCGTCGTTAACTCGGTATATCCTTGCGGTAATCATGCAATATTTTGTGATAAAGGTGATTTTGCCGGATTCAGACCTTGTTTCAGAATTATTACGTCAAGCCAGACGTTGTCAAAATATGATGTAGTCGTAGAAATTGTTGAAACCTGGAAGAAGCATAACAGTATTACAGGCGAAGATACATCAGTGGAGGTTGGTCCGGTAACAATCAGTCTGCCCACGAACCCGGAAATAGGACAGATGTATTGGATTATAAGGTCAACCAGGCACAATTACTCTATGAAGACGACCGACGGTACGCAGATTTATACTCCTGGTGGCGTTACCACATTTTTTACGTTGAAAACACAGAACGAGATGGTATGTGTCGTGTATACAGGATCCAACTGGAGGGTGATGTGGAACATGGGTGTCTAATTTTTAAATAACATATAAATATGAAAAAGAATTTTAATGTACCTTTCAAGAATTGGAAGGGTGAGGTGATAGTATCCCCAGTAAAGAACGAGAATGGAGAGGAAACCTACAAGCCACAGATTATGGGCGATATTGTAGGCAAGGTACTCTTCGAGGTGATAGACAATCAGAGTATTCAGCTATCGGGCGAAGAAAAGCTACGTGCTTATCGGGTAGCCTGCAAGATAGGTAAGGATGCCGAGAACGTAGACATCGAAGCCGAGGACATTATACTTATTAAGAAGATACTCTGCCCAGTTATGGCTGTAGGTGGATATGGTCAGATAGTTGATTTGCTCGAAGGATAAGAACAGATAAGGCGGTTACTACATAGTGACCGCCTTATTCTTTTCTCGTCCGTCAGGGAAGTGTGTTGCATCGAATTTTTCTATAGGCTCTGTTATCATGTCAGCGAAATATGGAGCATTTGAGCCACAAGATGGAATTAAATCACTAAGATAGCCATATCTACCTTTTCTTCGTTCCTCCTCTGCTTGCGTTACTAGACCTTTCTGCATTCTAACAGCGAAAGGAAGTTTGTTGAAACTATAGACACCATCTATCCAGTCGTTAGGGTGCGGATTACACTTGTGCTCCAACTCTCGCTCTCCAGGAGTTGATGGCAACCTACTGCCACCTACTAGGTATCCCATTTGATTTTCGTATGGTTCTAACTTTTTCATAATCTTAATGTTTTGATTTCTGCCGCAAAGTTACGAAAATAATCTGAAAGCGCAATGTTTCCGTTACCAAAAAACGATAAAATGGTAACAAGAATTTGGTAATAGAACTTTCAGATTGTTACTTTTCATAAAGTTTAACACAAAAATATTCTCATTTCCGATGGTTTTGTGCAAAAGAGTGTAACTTTGCAACATCATTTAATTTTAAATCAACGAATTACGAATAATTAACTATAGACAAAAGGAGAAGAATTTATGACTAAAGAGGAAGAAGATGAAGTCCATCGGTTAGTTCAATCAGTCGGTGTTGTACAGTTGTCAAGAGTAATGTTTAAGGACATGGACGTTAGCGAAATGATAAACGTCATTATCCTTGCAGGTAGAGGCTACAGCGTAAAGCTACTCACTTGGTTTAAGTATTATTGTGAAGTGATGCCTCTGTTTATCATGCTTTTTCATATTGCATGCATGGTAACATTTGCGTCTCATGAAAAAGAAATGTGCGTATGGTTTAAGGAGAATTGGGTATCGGCAGCATTTATCTATTTTTCCGTTTACATCCATCCGCTTGTGCTTATAATTGCGAGCAGATTCTTTTGGCTCTGCTACAGATGGCGTATTCCGATGATTATATACCTATTTGGGATAAATGCTATTCATATCGTATACTGGAATGTTTTTACCACCAACGAAATGGTGGAAGCTAATGTTGTAATACTTGTAATGACCATTATATTTTATGTATATGGTTTTGCCGATAAGTATTTCTCAGGCAAGGGCTGTCAAAGTTTAATCTCTAGATTATAATGATATGGGAAAGTTATTTGGTTATCACACCTTGGGAGTGTTATTAAAATCGTTATCGGATTCTTGTTTTCGAGCAGACGAGCAAGAGAAGAGAGGGGAGAAGGTAACTGCTTGCGGAATGAGTAGCGATGAGATAGAAGACCTTTGTGAGAACTATCTGCCGTATGCTCTCAACCCGATGCTATCTACCGAGGAAGTTAAGGAAAAATTGCACGTTTCTGATGCTACACTCAATCGTATGGTGGCTAGGGGCGACATTCCGAATGGCGAGTGCAAGAAGCGAGGACACACTAGGTATTGGAAGAAGTGGGATATACTACACTTCATTAAGAGTAAGAGAGGTAAGTGATTGCCTCTCTTTTTTTGTTATTTATGATATTACTTCCTATCACCTTAAATCGCTGATAATCAACCACTAAAAGAAAGTGTGATAGAGTTATATTTGCTCTCCCCTATTCTTCGTACCTTTGCATCCGTAACGTTACAATAGTGTTAGTTAATATTAAGGATTTCAAAAGATTGTATTATGGAAATGACAGATGCAAAGGTCGTAGAGAAAAAAATCTACGAAGAGGGAAAGAAGCACGATGATTATGCTTCTAAGGCAACAGGCAATGCTGGTCTTACCCTTGGTATCATCGGCACAGCACTCGGTGCTGGTGCTTGGTTGCTTGGCGGTAATAACCGCAGCGTGTTTGGTTCACTCGGTGGCAGCAATATGCCTGAGAACGTGAACATCAACGCCTATGGGGCTAACGCAAGTTCAAATCAGCCAACTGCCTTGCAGGTAATGGAGAAGGAATGCGATGATGAGGTGAAGTTGCTTACCTACATGTTCGGTATGAAGCTCGACACCGCTAACAAGTTCTACGCTATGCGAGAGACAGACATCGCTGAGAAGTTCTCTATGTATAAGGGTGCTAACGATGCTATCAACGCCGAGAACCGCCGTGCAATGCAGGCTGAGTTCGGTCTTTACAAGTCTCAGGTTGATGCTGATTTCGGCTTGTACAAGAATCAGAGAGACCAGTACGATGCGTTGCAAGCAAAGTATAATGACCTCGACAAGAAGGTAGCCGTGATGGAAGCCCTCACTCCTTACAAGGAGAAGCTTATGATGGCTTACGTTAACGAGAAGACCTGCAATTGCTTGCGTGGTCAGCTTGTACTCCCATCTACGCCAGTAATTTCGGGCTATGGCAGCTATTGCTGTAACAGCACTGCTCCTTCCACGCCCACTACAGGAGCGTAACAGAGCAAGAAAGTCCGTAAAAAAGGCTAAGAAAAAATGAGTTGGTGAGGGGTGTTTGCCCTCGTTGGTGGATGCCCTCTCACCTCTCTATAATATATCACCAACTTAAAGATATTGATTATGATGAATTTTGGAAACAGCCCTTTGCTTGATATGGGCACAAGTCAGCAGCAGCCGCCAACGATGGATGCCGAACTACAAAAGGTGTATGAGGCAATACAGCAGAAGCGAGCATCTATAAATATGCAAGCGCAGCAGTCTTCCACCCCTTTATGGGATGAGATAGACAAGATAGAAGACAATCTTACGGGCGCACAACGTCAGTACTTGATGCAGAATCAAGAATACGTCAACAGCTTGCAGTATGTGTCTAAGCTCGTACAAGACGAGGAATTGCGCATCATACGCCCTCGTATCGAAAGCACTCAGCAAGGACAGGAGGCATTGAAGAAACACTTGTCCTTGATGCAACGACTGAGAAAAGAAGTAGCGCAGGCAGAGGAGCAGAAATCTGCTATGCTCAACGATTATATGACTAATCATAGCGATAAGACTTGGCAAGAATATCTCGCTTGGTACAACAAAACAAAGAAGGGAGGAACTAAGAAATGAACGTAACAGAATTGAAAGAGAAACTGCTTACATCGCTTGATTTGTGGGCAGATGCTAGAATAGACGATATGGTTAAGGCTAACCAGATGCTCGCCATACCATCAGTGTACATGAAACGTGCGGCGCACAACATCATCGCCAAGCACAAAGATAGTTGGGGCAAGAGCATTGACAACGCTACCCTATTCATCGCCGATGAAGACGGCAACATAGATGCCAACACGATATTTGAAGATATGATGCAGATGCTAAAATCCGTGGAAGATTACAAATTCGATGTAGGTTTTATTCACGGACATATCGACAAAGGAGTTGTGTCTATTGACCTGCCAGATGGAATTGCTACTGCTATCCTCTTTGGAAGCAAGCGAAGCATCAACTTCACAGAGGAGGACTTTGTAGAGTTGAGAGATTTGATAATAGGTTAAAATATATAAGATATGGAAACAAAAGATATTATGAGTAAATTTGATGAGCTGTACGGAATGATGGCATCATCAGCAAACGTAAAGTATATGCACGTATTCGGTAATACGATGCGTTGCATGATGAAGGATATGGCATCCAAGCATCCAGAGTTGGCACAAGAGTATCTTGATAAGCTTTGCGCTATCAAGTGGAAGAACTATCTCACTAAGAAGGAGGCTTCAGAGATTGTGAACGGAATGAATCCAGCTGCAACTTGGGATATGCAGACATGGCTCAATGCAATGACCAGTCTCGGACTTGCAACAGATGAGAAACCTTACTACAATGACTACGCTTTGTACGTTGCCATGAATCAGGTTGTAAGCGACCATGGATGCACCATCGCAAAGATACTCGGCAAAGAAGATGTTAAGGAGATTGGCTCTGATCATCTGGTTAAGTATGCACATAGCCTTGCTATCGACTTATTGAAAGACAAGGATGGTGTATACAACATCAGAGAGTATTTTCTGAAGTAACATCAAAAATATACGGTTATGAAAAAGGTATTCGAAGACATTATAGCTAGCAATGACATGCAGGCTATCAAGAACTGTGTTACGATCATGGCAGATTGTTGTGAAGTCGGAATGAATGACAGCGTAATGCTTGATATGATGAAGCAGGTCCAGGGAGAGATTGACGCGTGTCATTATGACGAAGAAATGGCAGATATGCATCTTTGTCTCATCGGTCAGCTTCATACTAAAGATGTGGCAAAAGACTATTGGCACGAAGTCAAGAACGATAACATTACCATTAATGATTGGTGCGTTTTGTGGGGCGAAATGATAAAGCGTAACGACGCAAAGATAAAGAAATGGTTCCCGAAGATCAACACGTACAACTACGAGCAAAAGATTTTCGATGAATGTATTTCCTTCCTGGAAAGTGGCAGACTTCCATATTACGACTTGAATGTCTAAAGTTTTTCGTTATTCTGAATGAAGTTTCGGTTTTTTTTGCTATCTTTGCAGAAAGAGACCGAAACTTTATTTTTATTAATTATTCAGGATAACAGATTATGACAAATTTATTAGATTCTTCACAGATTAGGCAGATAGTGGTTACAATTTCCTCTGCTATACTTGCCTTTGCAACGCCAACTGAAGGTTTCGTGCTGGCGCTAGTAATTGCTTTCGGCTTCAATATCTTTTGTGGTATGCGAGCAGATGGCGTTAGTGTTGTACGATGCAAAAACTTTTCGGCATCAAAGTTTGTAAACGCCATTCTTGAAATGTTGCTCTATCTTACCATTGACTATGTGATATATGGTATCATGATAGGCTGTAATGACGGAAATGAGGCTTTGTTTGTAATAAAGATGCTTACATACATTTTCTGCTATGTGTATCTATGCAACGCGTTCAAAAACCTCATCAAGGCATACCCTAAGAATGTAGCATTCAGAGTTATTTACTACATTTTGAGATTCGAGTTTGCAAAGGCGCTGCCTAGCTACTGGAAGCCGATTATTGACAGACTCAACAATGAGTTTGATAAAAAAGAGGAGGAAAACAAAAATGGCAAACAGTAAGATTTTGGAGCCTTTCATTCTCAAGTGGGAAGGTGGCTTCGTTAATGATAAGGATGATTTGGGTGGAGCTACCAATATGGGCGTGACTCTCGCTACGTACCGCTCAGTATTCGGCAGCAAGAAGACGGTTAACAATTTAAAGCGTATGACCAGGGCACAATGGGGTGTAATCTTCAAGAAGTTCTACTGGGATAAGTGGGAGGCTGACAACATCAAGGATCAGAATGTTGCAAACATCCTCGTGGATTGGCTTTGGTGCAGTGGTTCTTATGGTATCAAGATTCCTCAGAGGGTGCTCGGTGTGTCTGCCGATGGTATTGTTGGCTCGAAGACAATCGCCGCCATTAACGCAAGAGATGGTAGAGAACTGTTCGACACCATCAAGCAGGAAAGAAAAGATTTCATTGACCGTATCTGTCAGACAAGGCCTCAGAACAGAAAGTTCAAGAATGGTTGGCTGAACAGAATTAATTCGCTTGCTTATGAAACTGATTGATAAGATAACAAGAGTTGTAATCGCCATTGCAGTAGCAATGCTGATTCTATCAATGTTCTGTAGATGCACTACTACAAAGTATGTTCCTGTTACAGAATACAAAGATAGGGTCGTAGTAAAGACGGATTCTTTATTGAAGACTGATTCCGTCTATGTGCATGATAGCGTATCTGTTTATATTAGAGGCGATACAGTCTTCAAGGACAAGTACCATCTTCAATATAAAGACAGATACATTGTAAGAAATAAATCGGACACCTTGATTGTACGAGATTCGATTCCATATAAAGTTGAGGTTGGCAAGCAACTATCAAGGACTGACAGGGCATTTTTGAATATAGGTAAGATAGCTTCAGTTTGCCTTTTTATAGGCATTCTCGCATTTTTAGGTTGGATATACTGGAAATTAAAGCTACACAAACGTTCTTAGTTTTTTCTAATGTTTTATTTGGTTATTAGTTGATATAAACAAAAAGGGGTGACCGCACGCGATGTGTAGCCACCCCTTAACATATAGATAATGCACAGAAATTATTATTCAGCTCCCTGGAGAAACTTGATACCGTACTTCGTCTCATAGTGTTTCTGTTGATCAGCAGTCAGCATCTTGGTTTCGCTGTCGTAGAATATGGTCAGCAGCTCTCCGTAATCTTTGTCGTAGAAGTAGTTGTATTTATTGCAGAGATAGTTCCTTGCGCAGAGACATCTGCTCGGAATGGTCTTGAACTTGCGTCGTGTCTTCTGTTTAATTCCGTTAGTCGCTCTGTATCTATCAAGCCTCAGCGTCTTTTTAAGGGATTCAGAACGTTTAGCTATTATCTCCGGTCTTACTATTGCCTGAGCACATTTCCGTCTAAGCCGGTCTTCAGTTTCCCTTGTATGTTTAACACCAAGTGATTTTGCTATATTAGCAACGCAGGACTTCGTTATTCCGAGCACCTTTGAAATCTCAGACGAAGACATTTCTGGATACATATTGCGGACAGACTCATGAATTTCGTTCCTGCGTCTTTCCCGCGCATCCTTAAACGAGTCTCCGTGTAACTTGTGCAGCCACCAGTATACAGTCTGCACAGCGCATCCGAAATTTCTAGACATTGCGTATGGAGATTCATCCGGATGCTCCTTTATGTAATTTTTCTGTTCGTCTGTAAGTACGTTCATAGGCTATCTGTTATCACCACTTCCATGTAATTCCCCCCTCAACTGGCGAGAATGGAGTTTTTCGTAATTCATCTTTCCAATACCGCTAAGTTTGAAGCCTATATCGCGAGAAAGAGTTGCGCAGTACCACAATACATCACCAATTTCTTTGGCAATTTCCAACTTCTTTTCATCTGTAAAAACAGAATCGTTATCACGCAACACTTTCTTAACCTTATCGGAAACTTCACCAGCTTCACCTGTCAATCCCAATGTAGGATAAATGATAGGGTTAGGATAAATAGCAGTCTCTAGAGCTAACTGCTGATACTCATCTAATGTTAAATTTTTATTTTCCATTTTAATATTTAAAGTTTAAAATTCATGTTCATCACATACTTGGTCGCAAGATGATTCGTGCTGATTATTACAACACCATCCTACGCCGTAAACGTCTTCGTTGTCAAACCAATGACAGTTACCACAACATCTTTCTTCTTCTTTCATACGCTGTACTGTTTTAATCTTTCTGCATGACGTTGAACATCTCTTAGCTTGAACGGATGCTTCTTATTGGACTTTATCAATTCGTTAATATACCTACGGGCATTCCAGTGATTTGTTAAACTTATCGCCTTGATGATACGGTGGTCTTTAAAATCGACCTTATATCCCGCTCCTGGTAACATTATGCGATTATAGCAGAGGTAACGAAATATCCAATAAGGCGTATTGTGTCTAATTATCTTCTTAGCTAATCTAATCTTCATAAGCTACTTCTTTATCTGTACTTTTATCTACTACCTCTACATACTTCAATTTAGCGAATCGGTAGGAGCGATACACTGCACAAAGATTTTTCACTTTAGAAGTGAAGACTGAATGCAGCCTGTATAATCATTAAATCCTAAGATGATATACTTATCTTCAATATACCCTGCTACGTATGCGCCAATATCCTTTCCTTTATAAAGAACTCGCTCACCTAGATGAGCATAGAAAAAGTCCTCGTTTGTCATACGCTATTTGAATTTAATGATAAAAAACTCAGTATCAAGCCACTTGTCGGGGCATAAGCCTTTCTTAGGTTTGCCGATGGTGATACTCTCAATCTCCTTTTCGATACGTGGACTATCCTTGCGGTAGCCATTGATGAAGAGGACGTGGGTGTATGGCGCAGTCTTGTAGTATGGGTTATTAAAGCAATACTTAGCCATTTCTATGCTAATACTATCCCAATTTTCAGCACATTTTTTACTCATCTTCTCAAACGGCTCTTCAAGTTCTGAGCGAACTAAAAGAAGTCGTTTTGCCCAATACCCTTTAATCACCCTATACTCTTCCTTCTTTTTGCCCGATACTACCATATCGAACCATTGCTTGTCGATGGTGAGGGTCAATATTTTCTTCTTCATCCTTCCACCTCCTCCCAGTCTGTTGCGAAAATAGTCTCTGGAAGTAACCATAAAACTGGTGCAGCCCTTCCTACGCTATTATACATTAATGCCTCTGAACCAAGATAGTTCTTATCAATGTATGCGTATGTGCCGTCCGCAAAAATCTTACGTCTCACTTTCTTTCCTTCCTTCATTCTTCTCAGAGCCTCCGAGAAGTCAAATGTTTCCTTCTTCATAGCTACTTGTTTTTATAAATTTCACATGTCCCCTCATAAATTGTGCTATTTGTATAGATGTCTTTATATTGCGAAATGGAAACCAATCCATTTTCCTTCATTCCCTTAAGAATTTCATCATACACACTTTCTATTGCTCTTCTCTTCAATTGCTCCATGCCAGATTTGTCACGGCAATAGTATTGCATTTCAAAATTTGACATTGTAACTCTTGAACGAAGCTTCATAACTTGTGGCTTTATGTATCTAACCTCTATCTTTGGTTTGATGCCTAGTTGGTCAGCTAGCCATTGTTTCCATTTTGGTTTGACATCTTCTCCATCCAAACAAACAAGCAAGATGTAGATAAAACTCATACTAAGATATAAAATTGCTATATTCATACGCTACTTCTCCTTATCGAATTTATTACCTACAATCGTTACTGATAGTCCACTTTTCACCAAATTACAAAGCAGACATTCTGTATATTTTCCAAACTTAGCATAGAAAGCTCCGTCTTTAAATACAACTTCACCTTCGCCATCAAAGTCAATAATGTCACCTTCAAAAATAGGCACATCGTTGGTGTCTTTCAGTCCTGTGAATTGGCAGACGGTAGAAGGGCCGACACCAATAACACTATAATCGCTCATACTGCTAAAGCTATCTACTATGTAGGCTCTTTCCTTTATCCCAGCATTACTTCTGATTAGACTACCTTCAACCCATCCTTTTCGTCAAGACGTTTAGCCTTGAACTTGATATTTTCTATTTTCATATTTATATGTTTATATTAAGTCTAAATAGACTATTGTTTTTACTTTATTAACTTTGTTGTTATTGTTATTAAAATAATCACTACCTTTGCACTCGAATCATTTAGAGTATCAAACTCTGTTAAGGTAAACCTCTAGCCAAACATTAACAAATAAAACGATGGAACAGCAATGAGATTTACAAAGCCCCTTAGTTGCCGCTTAGGGGCTTTTTCGTGTACCGCAGTTTAGAGGTTTTGCGGTATTCCAGCTATCGAATGGTAGTGAACTTAACATTGTTTGATTATGACAAATGATTCAAAAACAAACGGGAAACGTCTAATCTTTCGTCCTTACGTTGTTAGGGATGGTAAGATTATCCGTCCTAAGCACGGAGGTTGTCTAGCCTTTTGGGTTGACGATTAAATTTCCTATTTGTGGGGTAGCGGCAACTACCCCTTTTTATTTTAATTCTACTGGTTCATCATTCCAAGTAAGTTCTCTTCCGATGAGTTTTTTAATGCTACCTTGTGGAAGTTGAAAACCATAAGCTCCATGTCTATCTTGTGGCAACCAATAATTATGTTCGATACAATCACCAGCCCACATATCAGGCTTGTAGTTGAATATCCATTCTCCGATATAATCTACTGCTACAAATGCCATAACTATTCCTCCACTTTTACGCCGAATGGAGTCCCATCGGCAAAGGTGTAATTAACCAGCACATAATTCGTATCAAATCCACTTCTTTCGTTTAATGATATTCCATATTTAATATCATCAACATCCGTGATTAATGAATAATGTTCATTTCCCTTTCTTTTTACCCACCCGAACGGCTGATGCTTCTTCATCTCAGTCCAACATTCTTCTACATTGGCAAAAGGGCGGTAGGTAGGCTCTGGCTTGATACGATACTCTGTATTATTCCAAAACTTAATCTCTTTCATTTCCGTCCAATCATTCGGAACATCTGTACCTTCTATGGCACTTGGTTTGGTTCTACACTCAATTACCTTTCCTTCAGCATAAGCTTGCAGGATAGGATAAAATTCTTTAGCTTGATTTCTGTCCATATTACTTTACTTATTAATTATCATCATTATTTGCTTGGCAATCAGAGTACTCAGGGCAATAGTCACAAGACTGTCCATTTCTAAGTCTCCAACACGTATAGCCTTCGTAAGGTTCTGTCATACTCAATCCTCCAACTCTTTAAGTGCATCCTCAATATTACCCATTGCCTTCCAAAGAAGGATATGCTGAGTAGCACCACCTTTATTGTATTCATCAAGCTGACTGAATGCTTGACTTAATAATTCCTTAATTTTACTCATTGTTTTTCTCCTTTGCCTTTAAGTATCTTCGCTTGAAACTTTTGAACTGTCTGTTTATAGCATAAGCCTCTTCATCAAAGCCTTCCTCTAAAGTACCAGACATAGCCATAAGGGATTCTGTTGCTTGAGAGAAAGCTTCAAAGTCCTTTTCTGTTACATTCATTTTTGCCATAACTATATTATTTTAAATTAAACTGCTTTGATAAAAATGAATCATTCTTTATCAAGTTGACAATTTCTTCTTCTGTATGAATGCCTTTCCAAAATAGTTCGGTATGACTATAATTTCTTTCATCATCTACAGAGAATGGAATACCGTAGTTTGTATAAACCTCGCCGTGGAATAGGATAAGGTGTCGTCCAGGATTCTTTTGAATATTTTCTATCCAAACGCCATTATCACATTCTTTCCACATCTTATATTCTTCATTACTCAGCGTTTTATCAATGCCAATAGGGTAATGCCCTGAGCAACCATTTGTTCCAAAGTAAATAATCTCTGCCATATTCTCATTAATTAAAACCAACCTAGATGGGCAGCTTCATTCCACCCATACTTACCTTTACGCATTTCATCATGGAAATTTACTCCACGCTTAATGCGCCACTTGCTTATCTTTCTTTTCTTCATATTGCATTTAACTTTGCTCATTGCTTATCCTCCTTTGCCTTTTTAAGATAAAATTCTCTCCAATCTTCAAAAGTCCAATCTCTTGTGTTATGAGTAAGATTGAAAACTTCCGTATCTTTCTCTAACTGGAGTAACAGCCAAGCGTAATCTTCATATCGCTGTCTTAGCAATCTTTTGCGACACAATCTTACATGCTTGTATAACTTATAATCAGCGGTTGCAGCATCAAAGATTATTTTACCTACTATTGCTAACAGATAAGCAGATATAACACCTAATGCAATCCAACCTAATATTGTAATTACTAATTCCATATTCTCTTCTTTTTACCATCCTTAGTAATTGATAATCTTCTGTGTTTTGCGAACCTTAGCGAAAAACTCACTGACTTCTTGTGAAGTTGCTTCTCTCCAGCAACCTTCCTTCATCCAGTTACCAATACCATTTGACTTCTGAATCATTCCGTCAGAATCTTCACCGATAATCACACCATATCCATCAGCGTTAACAAAGCCATCATGGATAAACACTTTGCCATCACCATCAACTAAGATAGCACCTGCTTTAAATTCACTTAATCTCATATTCTCTTCTTTTTACACTCTCCCTGTTGCCAAGGAGACTATATTTTATATTTCTCTTCGATAATTTCAAAATCTACCATATCAGCATACATAGCTTCTATGATAAGCATACCAAAGTATTTACCAAGATGCCTACTTACATCTTCTGTAGCACAACCCAGAAATCCTTTATCAGCACTAACATAACCAAATTGACGGTCAGGATAAAAGTCACTCAAACCTTTAAAGTCACAACAAGAGTCAGTGCCTTCATTAAAAATTTCATAAGTAATTCCTTCACTTATAAATTCACCAAGTTTTTCTTGTTTACTTCTATCTAAGTCACTACGACGACAAGTTGAACCCTTTATAACAAGCCTCAAAGAAGGATTGTAATTATAGTTTTCACCCTCTACATTCTTACTAATGTGCATATCGTATCTAAGATTAAGTGCCTTTCTGATGATATTCAATTTGAACATAGCAGCAGAAGCTTTACTAATTTCAGCTATACTTTTTACTTTAGATACAATATCATCATAGTTATAACTAAGTTCATCACAAGCTTTCTTGAAGGTTGTAATATCTCTAAAGTTATGTATTAATTCTCTTTCACTAAAGACTTTAAGAGCAATTTCTTTAAGTGATGCATTATCACTATTAAACCACTCTCTAGCTTTATCATAAGTAATTAATAATCTTCTTTCTTCCATATTTCTTTCTTTTTTACCCTCTCCATTTTACAGGAGAGGGTGGTTAGTTAATCTGTTACAACTTCCCAATCTTCCGCAAACACATCAGATATGGAAGGAACCCAAGAATCTGCTCTTCCATCTGGATTGATGATAAGCATCTGATTAGTATAGTCAATGTGAGGATTCTCACGGTTCATCAAGATGATCTTGGCAGACTGAGGGAGTGACTGCATATTAGGAATGATGTCACCTGTGATATGAGAAGGAACCTGCTTAACGATAAACAATCCCTTGCCATTCCATCCCTTGCGTCTTACCGCAAGACCTGCCTTCAATAAGTCAATAGCACCACCGAAGTTAACAGAGCCTAGTTCACGATAGGCTTCCTCAAACACACTCTTAGGAGACCAAGACTTATATCCGTCCTTGTACTTTACTAAGTAGCCATCTTCCTCAACTGTTGCTGGCTTCAGTTCTCTACCAAGCACTTTCTGTGCTTCTGTCATAGTCATAGGCTCTGCCATAATGACCTTTGTACCAATAAACTTTTTCATATTACTTATATTTATGTCCTATAAGGACGGTTAGTTTTACTAAAGTTCATCAAACTCTTTCTGAAATCTCTGTTTTGTTTCTTTCAGAAGCTGCTTGAATTTAGTTTCAAATTCCATATCATGCTGTGATAGTCCCCAAATCGCATCAGCAAGTCTAAAACTGCTTGATTTTGTAGACATACTTAAGAGTTCATCTACTTTAGGAATTAAACTCTTGGCTAAGCTATTTGCTCTTTCTAATTTTTCTGTATTCATATTCTATTTATTTATGCCCGAAGGCGTTAAACACCCAATATTCTATCAATAGCTCTTTGTACACATGCTATTGCTTTGCGGTTTTCTATACTTAATCTAAGTCTGTACCTATCACTAAATAGATTTAATAAACCTCTAAGATTAATTAATTCATCTTCTGTAAGTTTATCTTTACTCACCATATCTTTGATAGAAGTCGGCTCGATTTCAAGAACCTTACTATTTATAACTTGTCTGTCTAACCCACAAAAGCGTAATGCTTTATCTATAGTATCAAACGTTGCTTCACGATAGATACAAACAATATCCCCATCCTTGAACTCTGGCTGAACCTTCTCTACTTCAAGGGTCTCACGATTGAGTTTACCACCCAACTCTTCTTCGAGTTCTTTAAAATAATTTTCAACATTACCACTGTCATCTAATTTTCTAAAGTTACTAGTATAACATCTTTTATCAGCTACTAACATTTTATCCTCGTAAGTACTTAGGCTATATTTACCTTGAAATCTAGTGTAATTTTCATCTATAAATTTTTCAAAGATGATTCTTCGTCCTACCCCTACAAGTACATCGCCTTTCTTCCAAGCGAACTTAGACCAATCACGCATTTCTTTTGAAGGAAGGAGAATCTGTAAGCCGTCAAACCATCCTCTAAGTGTTACAAGTCGAGAATAGCCAAAAAGCAGATTATAATCTTCATCTTTCTTTGTGCACCAAATAACAGTTTCTATTTCCGTTGTTGCGACTTCATCTAGTTCTACCTCTAGATTATGCAACCAATCATACAACTTAGTTCCTTGCGGCTTATTCTTTAGAATTTCCGCTACGTTTATTTTTGTTTCCATATTACTTCACTCTTATAAATTGAACATTCTTTTTGTCTTTTCTATCGATTGCGGCACAACAAATATCTTTGCAGATATTCTCATAAATATTGCTGCTTATCTCGTCAAAGAAGCAACCATTACATTCTTCTGTCTCGCTTTCAACCACCTTTAAGGTGATTTCTGAGCCAATAGGTAAATCTTCCATAATTACACCTCCTAATCGTTATTGCTTTTTAGTTTAAGTTGTCTCATTTTTGCCTTTACTGCACCAACAGATCGTCCTAGAGCCTTTGCAAGTTCTTCATCAGACATTTTATCGAAGTTGCGTGCCAGGAAGTTAACCTGGATGCCGTTCCAAGGAAGGAATGCGTTGTTCTGGTGTTCTTCACCATGATAGTCAACGCCATTAAGCTTTAGTCCTTCGTCGGCAGCGTTGTCTATCCTTTCCGGATTGCATACCTTCATTGCAACCACCTGCAAAGCCCTGTAAATCTGACCGCCTTCCTTGAAGTATTCAGCATCCTTGTCCGGTATGAGAATCCTGGCAACCTCTCTCATCGAGGCATACATACCATACATAGACTGTATGAATTCTCCGCAAGGTCTTATGCTGCCAGAATTGATGCCGCGTTCACTCATAACGTCATCAAACTTCGTACACATATCGTGCAGCATGATTGACAGGTTATAGGCTAGGCATGCATACGCCTGAAGCTTGTGTTCCTTGATGTTGTTTTTCAGAAGAATATTGTCGGTCGTGTAGAAGAGTCTCTGTATGTCAATCTTCAGGTCTTCCTCCATGCTGTCTGTAATATCAAGCCAGAGTTCATACTGCGAAATCTCGGTAGTATACTTCTTGAATATACCTATAAGAGTCTCAGAACGGGAGAATGCCTCCTTTATGCGATACTTAAGCTCATGCTTAAACAGGTCCTTCCTCTCACTGAGATTGTCGTGCAAATCTTTGATTGCCGTCTGCGTGATTGTAGCGAGAGAACCGATAATGAGGTAATAGAGCGAAGTGATATGGTCTACGGTTTCCCTGTCAGGCTCCTTGTAGTTGATGAAGAATGCTCCTTTTGGTGTGAAATTATATGCCGACATTCCTACACCTCCTTCTTTACTGCCAATGCGCAACTGATACAGAAGAGCATCAGGAGCGAAAGGAAAATATGTTCAACCATGAAGCAGGCAAACCCGTAACCTGCGATGAGAGCTACAATAACGAGCAGGATCATCACTATTGTATGTTTGTATTTCTTCATATTACTTTGATTTAATGTTCCCGTATGCAGCCACATAGCTATCAAGCTGCTGTGTTGCGTGAACTAGTTTTTGATTGTAGTTATCTCGTTCAGCCCTAGCCTTAGAGATAAAGATAAAGCTAACGATAAATGATATTACTACCGTTACAACGATGAACAACCAAGGCAGCTTGTGAACTGCCTTATTGATTGTTCTTCCTATATTTCTTAGGATAACCCAAGAATAAACACAAATGAACACTACCGCTTGTTTTGTGGTTGCGTTAGTAACTTCTGCGATTTTGCCTTTGCTTTCTACCATAATCAACTAATTTAAAAGTATTGGTAATCTTCTGAAAATCTCATTGTCTGGAGTCTTAAACTCCTTATCCCACGTACGATACAGAACGTTAAGGTTCAGTTTCTTCGCGATGGGCTTAAATCTTTCCTCGAAAAATGAAATCTGTTCCTTAAACACATACAAGCGGTTGCTAGACAATCTAGAAATATTGTTAAGGTAATCACGATTGGTGCTGTTGGCAATTTTTTCCAAAGCCAACCAGTCTTTCATACTTTTTGGAGAAATACTAAGGCCATCAATATAAGAAAAAATATGTGGTAAACGATACATGAGAATGAGCCCACTCGTATAGACGAATATATTTTCGATATTCGGAAAATCATTCTTGACACTTCTGGAAAAATCATCAAGATCGATACTTGCCATGAATGGTTCTCCACCCGTAATACACAAAGTGTGTATTGTTTTCAGCTCCTTAACCGTAGCGACTGGAATTTTCTCAATGTCGTACAGTTTGTTGCAACATAATTCACATTTGTAATTGCATTTGCTAAGAATCATCAAATGCATGATTTCTGGTTTCACTTTTCTTTCTGCCATAATTCTAAAATTATTTGGTTCGGTTGCACCAGCTATCGGTAGATTGCCAATAACCGGCTAACCATATTTCTTTTGGTGTCGCATTAGGATGCTCACTGAGCCATTCCTCTGCCATTTTACTTACGTCTGCCATTTTGGTCTCGTTTTGATTCTTTTTCAAGTTTTCTCTTTAGCTTTTCAAGAGGTGATTTTTCAATATCGACACCCTTTAAGCGGCAATGTTCTTCGTAGGATATTGCATTTCTTCTAGATTCCTCATCTTCTTTCTTTTGTTTCTCGGCTAACTTTTGAGAATCAATTTCAGCTCTCTTTTCGTATACCTTACACATATACTTGTCGAGAGCTATAAAAAGTTTTTGAGGATTCACTGTCTTACCGACATAGATTTCTCCATACTCGCCCATCGAGAACTCATAGAAGAACCTTGTGAGCTCGCTAGGTGTAACATGGTAGTACTCCTGCCTGATTCTCTGAGAAATCGCCTTAAACTGGTAAGGAGTAGTGACATCGAACGCGCCAAGGACCATAAATAAGTCTATGACCATTGTTCTAATCCACCATTCGCTTGCCCCATCCTTGAAATACTTATCGATTTCCACAAACGAAAGACCGCCGTTCTTTACAGAGTCGTATACTGTAGGAACACTGCTGATTCTCTTCTGAAGAGTCGGGTATTTGTTTAAGAACAAAGCGTATTGCGCGCCAAATTCTTCGATTGCTTTTTTATACTCATCCGGCAAGGATTGAGTTAATCTTGTTGTAAGTTCTTTGCTGTTGTTCATAACTATTTACGCAATTATTTCTAGGAGCGAACAACCCGGCGTAGTTGTTTCCCATTGAGTACTCAACGATGACCTTTGCGTACTCCGGGCTCCCGTTTGATAACTGTAGTAGTTTCTTCTTGAGAGCTTCGAGTCCGCGAGGTTTATAAGTCTGATGCTTCTCTTTCTTGTATGCAAGCCATATATCAAGAGCTTCCTGGCAAGGGTAGATTTCCTCTTGAGATTTAATTTTTTCGGCTTCGACCACTTCTGCCTGTTGTCCTTCTGCCTCAAAGTCGGATAAATCCTTGCCTAAGGAGAAGGCAGAGCCCATACAAAAGATTTTCTGCTTTTCCAGGTCATTCGGGAAAAGCTCACTCGACTTCTGTCTGATTTCTTTAGGTAACATCATTGTTTATAAATATTGTTTGGAATTCTGAATATCATGTTCGATGTGCATAAGCGCGATGTACTCTTCGGAAGAAGGAATATATATGCCGGCTATGTTGCTAGACCAGTTTCTGAAACGTTCGATAGCCTCAGATAGCTCTTCTTTCGTAAGCTTTGCGGTCGATATAACGTATTCCCTATCTGTTCCGAGCAGATCATCGTGCTTTTGTCGCACAAACAAGTCTCTATTGACAATCCTCTTGAAGTAGCATGTCTTGACTTCATCTAGAGTGTTACCGGTCTGCAATCCGAAGTAAGCGAGTATCGTGTGAAGGTACTTCAACTGCTGAAGTGTCTTTGCCTTCTTTTCCACGACCTCTACCATACTCTGCTTTTCAATCAGCTTCTCTATCCTCAGTCTGAGATTCTGTATTTCAAGAGGATTCTTCGTGTTATACATCATACTATTTCAGCATTGAATGTATCTTTAATCAGCTTCAGCTTGGATGCCAGGTCAGAAGGGCAAATCACTAGAGTTCCCTTGTGGCTGAACTGGATGCTGTTTGGGTGGGTACGGGTTTGGTGCTCCGGCCGTAGCTGCTTGTTGTGCTGCTTGTGCTGCCTGGGCGCCTGCCTGAGGATTTGTACTGTAACCACCCTGTGCAGAAGCCTGCTGACCGCTCTGGCGAACGACCTGCCAAGCATTCACTGAGTTCCACCATTTTCCGTTGTACTCACGGGCATTGATATCAAATGATACTGTCACTTCCTCGCCAACCTGCAAGTTAAACTCTGTGATTTTGTCACCAAGAACATCGAAAGCAACCCTTTTAGGGTACTGCTCGTGTGTTTCGATGACCGCAGTTTGGGAACTCCATTGTGTTCCCCTAGCAGATGTTCCGCTTTTTGTCGGCAACACTGCGATAATTTTTCCTGTTATTTCTGCCATTTAATTATTTATGATTTCGTTTATAAAATCGTTTGCGAGGATTACTCTGTCTTCCATCAGCTTGATATCATCCTCTAATCTGTCTATCTCAGCCCAGTGAATAGGCTTTGACAGCCAAGGACAATATACGATGAATATTCCACCTTTGGCGCCGGTACAGCTCATCTCAGCCATCATCTGCCAATAGTACTTCGGCTCGGTTTCTTTGAGCGATGCGGCATCGTGGATGAGAGTTCGGTACTTCATATAAGTATTTATGTTCGGGCATTTGACCTCGATGATTTTGAGGTCTTCGCCGTCACGGCCATAGATTGCGCCGTCAGGAGAAGCTGCGAAGTAAGGGATTGTGTCGTGCTTACAAGATGATAGTTCTGCTATTTCTCCTTCAGGGAAGTTCATCTGCATGTAGAGAGCCTTGGCAGCATCCTCTTGATCGGAACCGAACTGCATAGCCTTTGTTGATACAGATGTTAAATCAAGATAGTCTTGAAAAATCCCATCATCATTCAAGAAGGTTGGATTGAACAGACGTTCGCCGGCAACCTGATAAAGATACGATTTAGCTGTATCTGAGAAGACTTCATCTTTCTTACGCCCAGACTTCATAATGTCGGCGATTTTAGAACCTGTCAAAAAACCGACGCGGCTGCGGAACCACGAAATCGACCTCTGTTCTACGCCATCGGTAATCATTTCTTTTCCTCCTTCTTGGCTGCGTCAGTCTTTGCAGCTTCAGCAGCCATAGCAGCAAGATTCTCCTTCTTCTCGCTCTCGATGTTATCAACATACTCTGGAGCAAAAGCGTCGATATCAAGGTCTTGAATGTCAGACGCATTTGTGTTAACTACTGACTGATCGAAGGTGATAGCTCTCTGCATCTCCACAGACTTAGGCGCATACTTAAGGATAGACTTAAGTACTGTCTTCTGTGCCATAGCGTCGAAATCAGACTTCCAAGGAGAATTGTAGCCGGCACGGAATGCCTGAGAGAACTTTGTAGCGTGCGCCTTGACCTTGGCGATATCCCAATATGCAACCTTTGTAAATCCGTTCAGAAGCTCGAACTTTGCCATATATCCGATAATCTTATCAGAAGTTTTCTTCTTCTTATCGAACACATAGTCTTCATCGAACTCATCTCCGGAGACGTATTCTCCTTCATGAACAGGAGCTGCAAGAATCTTCTTGAACTGACCGCTTCGCTGACAGAGCTGCAAGATTCCGAGGTATCCCACCTGAAGTTGACACTGCGAGCCGTAAGGAATAAGATAAGCCTGCCCTAAGGTAGGGATGACCTGTAACTGCATCGTAGCGGCAACCATAGCAGCACCGATGATACTCATTGGCTGAGCCTTTCGTAGCTGCGGATTTCCGTTAGCAACGCTGATAACCGAACTCATGAAGCTATTTGCCATCTGAGGGCTACTCCACACTTCGTTGAGCTTTCCGACTACAGCAGGTGAGTGCATTAACTCACCGAGCGACATATTGTTTTGTTGTGTCGCAACTTGTGTATTACTCATTTTTTGCTTAAAATTTAAAAATTAATCACTGATACTTCCATTCCCAGTCTTTGCAAACGTAATCTCCATTGTAGCTTGCGTTAGGATCAGTACAAATCTGAAGGAAGATACAATCGTGACAACTCCTCTTATAGTGGAGAGCGAATCTACTGTTTGCCATACCTGGAATGATTAATGAACTCTATCTAAATAGCTGAAGTAAGTTTCCACCGTCACGCTTTCGCCCTTTTCATTAAGGCGTTCATAATGAAGTGGAACCTTACCGAGTTTTCTACCCTCACCTTCAATGTAGTTGAGGTATGCCGCCTTTCGGGCCAGCTGTACCGACTTGCTTCGTGGAAGTTCCATGATGCACGCATGCACCTTACGCAAGTCAAGTACAGCAAAGGCCATCTTGGCGGGCATTTTTGCTATTCTGTTATCCATTTCTGTCATTACACTTCCATAATAGGAATCTCAGGACAGAGCTTACGAATCTTGTCAAGCTCCGTATTGATGATCTTGTCGCGGGATTCTTCGATGATACATTCTGCATCAGCAGAGATAAGCGTCAGTAATGCCATGTTGCCTTCGACGTGAGCGATAGTCTCGATTGAAAGCTTCTCAGGCTCTGCGCCCTTGAAAATAGGAATATTGATAGTGAACGATGGAGGAAGATTAGAGTCTACAGCCTTCTCATAGGTGTCAGTCACGGAACCATTGTCGCTGTATTCCTTCTTGATTGTTGTCTGAACCTTCGCCGAGAAGCTCTTGAGGAGATTGACGAGTTCCATGTTCTTCTCCTTCGTCTCGAAGAAAGAACGGTTGAGTCGGAAAAAGTCACCAAGCTGTACCGGTTTCCACAACTGACCGTCATTGATATGAAATCCCGTAAACTGACGAGACAGCTGAATAGAGCCGATAATTGTCTGTGTAGTGCGCTCATCATTCTCGTTTGTAACAAGAGTAACAACGAGCTTCTCTCGATTAACCAGGATATGCGTATGCTCTTTGTCAATCTGCTCTGTACCCCAACGCTTCTCAAGGAAGGCATAGATACAGGTAATAACTCCGTCTACCTGAAGATTAAGAGGCTCCTTTGCAGGAAGCTTATAAGGGTTCTCGTTACCTACCTCACGGATAACAAGCTCCGCATGCTCCTGTCCAGGAGCGAGGTTTATCTGCAATTTTTCATTGTCCATTTTACAAAATATTTTAGAATTTAGAAACTATGTGAAAGCAGACTACATAGCCTGCTTATCACGGTTAATTGAGTATACATTGCTAGGGAGTTCGTCACGTGTTGCCGGACGGGAAGAAACAAGATTACCCTCCTTGTCATAGAAGGCAGTCATCTTTGCTTCACGGTCAACGAACTTGTAAACCTTCTCGTTAACCATGCTACCCTTCTGCTTGATTTCTTTAAGGAGAGAAGAGATCTCTTCCTTGATAGGCTTCAGCTCTGCCTTTTTCTGCTCACGGAAATCCTTGATTTCCTCCTCGATGTCAGATGCGCGTGCAGACTGAAGAGCGAACAGGTCCTTCTTCTTCATCAGCTCATCAGAGTTGAATCGCTTGATGAACTCCATTTTCTCAACAGAGTCCGCGTTGTTGGCGAGGAAATCCTCACGCTCCTCCAGGTCCTCGTACTCATGACCGAGGGTTGCTGAAATAGTTGCTTTTTCTTTTGCCATTGTTATATGAATTAATGTGTTAATACTCGGCGCCAGCGTCCACGCTTAAATTTCTTGTCCGCATGGATTCCGAACAACTTTGGTGTTGTTACGCCATTCATTACAGGAAGCACGTTATCCTTCTTCAGAAGTCTTCCGAAATGTGAAGAAGTGACCAGAGCGTGACAGATGATGTTCTTCTTGACATCATACAGGTTTCCGTACTTTGATACTACGCCCATTACTCGCCCTCCTCCATTATTTTCAACAACTCACGGAGACCTTCAACGCAATGCACCTCTCCGTTTTTCACTTTTTCCTTGAGTTCGTCGAGCTTCTTCATCTTAGCGAGGAAAGAGTTCTTCTTGTCCTCAAGCGAATTGATGCGCTTGGTGATTGCCAGTTCCGGGTTATCACTGAGAATGATGTCCAATGCGATGTTGGCGAAGAGGTTCGTATTATTCTCCTTCTTGCCTTCATCATCAAACTCGTCGACATCACGAGTAAACTGGTTTTTGCCGTCGATAACCTTCTTAAGCTCATTGAACTCAGAAGGAGTCTTCGAGATGTCGAATGCTCTGTCAATAAGAGCCTGCTTGTCAATTACTACACTGACTAAAATCTTGTCTTTGTTCATAATTTAAAATATTTAGATTAAACTACTAGTCTTCCTGGTCCCAACCAAAAAGATGTGCTACGAATGATACAGCAGCAAACATAACTACTGTGGTTAGTAAACTAATGAAAATTATACACATATCTTTTAGATTTTACACCTTATTATATTATATAGCAGTCGGACGGTGGATAATCAACGATTTTCCACTCATTCTTATTTATCTTGATAGCCTTACGGAATATCACAACAGACTCGCCGTTATGGCGTTTCCTGTTGTGGGCGATAATCCTGGCCATCACAGCCTTCGCGGTTATCGAGAACTCTCTGAGCTTTGATGTGTAGAGGCTCTTGACATCGCATATCACAATCTTATCGCCTTCCCGGTAAACGAAGTCGGCAGTATAGTTGTGGCCGTAAAGCAATGACCTTCTCTCATACTTGACCTTAGTCTTAAGCTGCTTTGGTTTCAGCATCCATACCGGGTTGATGGCCGTGATGGTTACCTGTCTGTGTATGCAGCTTATGCCAGGATCATCGAGGATGGTCTGCAAGTACAGATACTCCTCTCTTGAATCGTATTCGTTCCCGTCAGGAGCGTAATACTTCTTTGAACCTACGCGTCCCATGTCTTGCCGGCCTCCGCTCCGGGATTTTTGGAAAGCAGATTGATAGCATCAGAGTCATACCTCTGCCACATTTTGTTACCCCACTGAATAAGATATTCACCCTTTCGGGCTTCGAGCTTACCATCCGTATATTCCGGTTTAAGTCGAACAGTAATATCCCTTCCGTTCTGTTCTATGCTTTCAACGCATTCCAGATTCCGAAGAGCATTAATGTTTTCCTTATTGATTCTTATTGTATTTTTAACTTTCATCTATATAAAACCTCTCCGTTTAGCCAACCACGCAAGGCAGGAGAGGTGATTGCACGTGGTTATTTTTTGACGGGGAAGAGGCCAACGTTAAAGGGAGGAGGGAGAATTGACCCCCTCACTCCCAAAGATAATCAAAAACTGTAAATTTATGGCACTCACACAATTAAGTGAGCCACATGCAGGACTCGAGCCTACGACCAACCACCATGTTAGGCTGCTCTGACCAACTGAGCTAATGTGGCTTGTACCTCCTACTTTCACAAGCAAGAGGATATTAATACTCAATTTTAAATATAAATGACTTATAAGAAAAAGTGCCGACCTCTGTCAGCTAATGAAAAAATATTTTTTGAAATTTACCTACTTGGGAAGCCCAGGGGAGACTCCAACTCCCAACCTCGCGGAAAGAGAACCGCGGCTCTATGCAGTTGAGCTACTGGGCGACACATAAGTTAACCAATCAAAAATCTTGAAATACGAAAGAAAATTGGGAAGAGAGGATGGATTCGCACCATCGACCTCCAAGGACCCTTCCCCTGGCGCTCTACTACTGAGCTACTCTCCTCAGAAATAAAAAATAATTCCTTCTAAAAGAAATAGACGTATCCTATCTTTCAGACAAGATACGCAAGAAACAATCTTTTCACATATAAACAATTTAGAGCTTCAAAAATAAACATTTGTGGCAGGTACAGAACTCGAATCTGTGACCTCTAGGTCATGAGCCTAGCGAGCTACCAACTGCTCCAACCTGCGATGTGTGCAGCCTATCTTCACAGACGAGCTGCATTTAAATTGAATAAATTAGAATACAATGAATTATACTTTTGGAGGAGAAGGAGGATTCGGACCCCCATTTGCGACGATAAGAACGGTATCATCTAGTTGTCGCCGTGCTTCCGGTTACACCAGTCTCCTCTGATTTGTTATATGAATGATGAAGATAAATCATCTTTTGGGATTTTCAGAGCTTTTCCTGCTCACCAGACTGCAACGTTTTCGGCAGTGCTTGCACCGACAATTCTTCGTTCCGGTGTAGTCCGTCTGCTTACTTGATGCAGATTAGCTGGATTTTCGTATGTCGTGCGTCCTTTCGCAAGGTCCCGGCATCCATTGATGCTCTCCAGTTACTTCTTTTACACGCATACTATTTCTGTGCATCAACATGTCAAAGAACTATCTTCCATGTCCGCTCAATGAAACTCTCATCTGACGCAAGATTGTCGCTGCCCGAACGACCTACTTTATAAGGTATAAGGACTTACCTTTGCGCCGTCAGAGAGGAATTCAACTACTAAACGGAACTAAAAAAAAGAGTGTGACTGAGGAGGGACTCGGACCCTTCGACCCTCGGTTTAGGAAACCGATGCTCTATCCAACTGAGCTACTCAGTCTGATTTGGGGCGAAAGAAGCTAAACGAACAGACATCGCCCCAAAGTGTCTACCGCTGTAGACGTAAACAAAATAACTAACAACATGCTCTCACGAGCAAATAAAACAAATCTATAACTTTAACCATACCAATATTCATCTTATTTCCAATGCTAGCAGATGATCCTATTCTTTTCTACCATCTTGCGAACATCAGACACCTTATAGAATATGGTGTTTCGCACCTTATAGTAAGGCAGAATACCCGATTCTCTCAAATCTTTTATGTATTCCTTGCTAACACCACCAAGGTATGCCAGGATTGTCTTATTGGTCAGGAATTCCTGGTCTACTTCCTTCAACGAGATGATTTTCTCTACCACGTCGATACCGACCTTGCTTCGACTATTGCCTGACATAGGTTTAATCTGTATGCTCTCTACGCAATAAACTAGCAGCTTTCGCCAACTTCTCTATCAGAGAAAGTGTTTCTTTGCGACTGAGTAATATCGATGCTCCGTCAAGTTCCTCGTTTTCATCACTATCATAGATAGTAACACAAACTAAATCATCCCAAACTTCAGTTGGGTTCTTTTTTTCATCAACACAAAAACCCGTTGTAGTCTGAACTTCATAAGACACGTCAGGATTGAATTTTGAAACATCCCTTGCAAGATATTTCTCGCAATGGTTTTCCTTGATGAATTTATCATTAATTTCTTCTTGTGTCATAACCTTACTTTTTAAACTCTAATAAATTTTCACCTCTTCGTTCATAAAGCAATCTAAACGCCTCTTTTCCTTCCGGTGTTATCAGCGTCTGGTTGCCTGCCCATTTGCTATATTTCCCTTTCGTGTCGTTTATATGGAAATATGTATGAGCATACTTGGCGTAAGGAACGAGCTTGTTCTTCTGGTCTCGATAAATAAACTTATCTCTTATCAGCCAATCTATAAAGGTCTTCCGCTTTATGTTTAGCTGATGCGCCACCTTCGTAAAGTTCGTAAGAAGATTTCTTGCCACCAAATCGTCGAAATATTCTCCCTTCGGAGCGAGATGCTGATTTCCTTCTTTCAGTTCTTTGTTATGAGCTTCCAGAGCAAGATTCTTCTCGTATTGATCAGCCCACGCTCTCGCTGCTTCAGCAGGGTTGGAAAAATTCGGCATCACAAGTAAGCCTTGCTTCAACTTTTCCTCGCAAGCAATAAAGTACTTTCTTGCAATTCTTCCCTTTTCGTTGTTCTCGACCATGGATAACTCTTTCGCCATGTCGATTGAAATGGCATACTCTTTGCGAACTGTCGCACCATTGTCTCGTTTGACAATATTGTCAAATGAGGAATAGTCTTGATTCTCAACGAATCCGTATTGCTCAATACGCTGCTTAATCCAAGTAGCGAACTCACGCTTATTGCCCAAGAACTGATGAAGCTCTCTTGCGTTAACAGCCTTACGGCCATCCTTCTCTTCGATTTTTATAATTTCCTCCATACTTTAATCTTTTAAAGTTTACTACTCAACCGGAACAGCGGTAATAATCGCCGTATGGTTCTTGTAATCTGCCGAGGTTGAGTATTTAAGCACTCCCTTCGGCAAATCTTCATATTGAGCAAGCTGATAAGCGTATGTCACTGCCGACCTGACTGCTCTTGCGGACTCAAGCAGAAAGACTTCAAATTTTCCTGGTTTGATGTCCAATATGTCCTGTTTTGTTATTCTTGCAACTTTTTTCATCTTGGTTACTTAAATAATCCGTTTAAAATTTGGAGTTATGCGAAAAAAGTCGTATATTTGCAGTGTCAATGTAAAGTACGTACTTTCGGTCGCACAAGCCTCCGTTTGTAACGGCTTTGTTGGTTACTCGACCGTCAACGAGTGCAAAGGTACAAAAACTTCGGTAAAGTACCTAATGTTTCGGTAAAATACTTCGGTATATTACCGAATTTTAACGTTTCGAGTCGATTTAGTTGCGTATATAAAACTAAGAAGCATTATGGGGACATTAAATTCGGTACAAGAAAGGTTAGATTACCTCATCAAGATTAAGAAGATGAGCGAGAATGCCTTCATGAAGGCTACAGGAACAAACAACATCGGCAAGATGAGAAGCGGGAAGCTGTCAATATCCGAGGGAACGATTAGTAAAATATGCAATTCTCTTGGGGTTAGCTATAGCTGGCTAAAGTATGGAAGCGGTAGTATGAATGGAAATATGGTAATTCAGCTAGGCGAAACGCATCAGAAGATAGAAGAGTCCATCAACGAGGCGTTTAAGCACGGCATACCGATGGCGCAGCTGACAAATGCCGGGAACGTTGGTGACAATAGCCAAAACATAACTACGGGAACGGAACGGGCCAAGGAGCGTGAAGAGGAGTCGTTCAAAGACAAGAATGCCCAGCTCATTCAGATCATCAATGCACAGAACGAGACTATCAAGTCTAAGGACAGTGAGATTCGTCTTCTCAGGAAGATTCTTGCTGATAACGGAATCGAAGTATAACATTATAATATATAAGGATTATGAAGAAGGTATTATTAGCAGCAATGATACTTCTTGCAGGAGCATCATTCACATCATGCAGCAGTAGCGATGATGACGGAACAATTCCTGGAGCAGAGAAGCCAAACTACAAGATTCACGACAACAATATTGTCGGAGTATGGAGAGGAGGCAACTACTACTTTGTTTCATTCTCGTCTGACAAGCACAACGCTTCTCTTATCTCAAACAAGTTTCTTGATGAAGGAGATTATAGCATCAAAGGGGACACGATTACCGTAAGTAACAAGTACTTCGGCAACGAAACGAAATATGTTGTGAACAGCTTAAGCTCAAACAAGCTTTCTATGACCATTACATATAACGACAGATGGGAAGGAAAGAAAACAGAAACCATGAGCTTCACCAAGTCTGAAGACGAACCATGCACAAAGACTAATGATTTGGTCGGCAAGTCATACTATGCTCAGTATTCAGTAAGTCACGGAAGTCAGCACTGGAACAAGACATTTCTGACATACAACACCATATCATGCACGAGAAGCGATGCAGCCAGCTCTACTCCATCCACATTCTACTATGTATATATGAAGCCAACGCTTTACTTCTATGTAATAAGGAGCAATGAATTCTACTACGATACTGTAAGATGCGGCAGAGTTGAGTTCAATTCAAACAACCAAATTGATGGCATGGGTTCGCTTTATGGTGATAAGCTATACTAAACGTACTTGTCAGCAATATGCAAGTAACAGAAAATAAGAATTTATAAATAATTGATAATAAGGGACTTATAAAATTAAGATGATTACAGTACAAAAT